ATGCCGTCGGGAGCAGGTTGGCGGGTTGCTGGAGGCCCCTCCCCACCCTGCTGACCTGTGGTTTCGCGGCCGCGCGGTGTTTGCTGCGCAGGTCAGAGTGGGTGTGTCTCGTTGGTCCACTGGTCGCGGTCGCCGTGTCTCCATGCGACGCGTCCGGGTGCTGGTCCGCGACGGCCGGTGAGTGACGGTGTGTCTGCGTGGTCTACGAGGCTGGGCCATGTGTAGGCGATGGTGTGGCTTTGGTGGCGTGCCCATGCGCTGATTGCTTCGTCGATGGGTTTGCCGTTGGGCAGTTGGTTGAGCATGTTCGGCACGAGGGCGGCGTGTATGGCGATGCCTACGGCGTGGAGTAGTCGTCGGCAGGTGAGCCAGTGTGCTGTGGTGTCAGCGGCTTTGGCGATGCGTTGTTGGTATTCGCGGGGTCGTTCTCGCCCGAGGTAGAGGCTGACCACTGGGCTGGGTGCCACTGCTAGTGCTGCGTCGAGCTGGTCGCGGAAGTTGTTGCACGGTATGGCGTCGTCTTCGAGGACTGTGAGCCAGTCTGTGTTGTGGCGGGTGAGGTGTTGCCAGACTTTGCGGTGGTTGGTTTCGCATCCGAGTGTGCCGTTGTCGATGCTCATGTATGCGGCGCCCACGGTTTCCATGAGCCGGTGTGCTTGTTCGGCGCGTTTGGTGTGGGCCACGATGCCGATGGTGTGGGTCATCGTGGCCTTATGCGTGTGGCTTTCACGGCGACGGTGGTGTGTGGTGTGAGTCGTGGTGTGATGCTGCCGTAGTCGTATTCGGGGTCGATGGCGATGGAGCATCTGACCCATCCGCACGCCTGGATTTTCTCGACGGTGCCTTCGTGTTCGAGTCCGTCGAAGTCAACCCATACGTCGTCGCCGGGTTTCATGCTCCGCTCCATTGTCATTTGTGCCTCCACCATGACCAGGCGTTGCGTTCGTTGGTCTTGAAGACCGTCACCACCTGGGGTCCGTGGATGAGTTGGTCGGCGTGTTTGGTATAGGCAACGTAGTTGAGTGTCGCCATGTCGCCGATGATTGTTCCCGGGGCGTCGTCTTTGTGCCAGACGCGCCGAAGTTGGTCTTCGTGGTCGGCGGCCATGTCGTGTGCGAATGCCATGACGGTTTCCCGGTCGCCGCCCACGATCCCCGCGTTCAGTAGGGTGCGGTCGGCGTGGGTGTCGATGAACTGTTGCAGGTGTGTGGCTTTGTGGTTGTTGCGCATCCAGTCGATCCCCACAACGGCGGGTTCGTGCCCGATGTACAGCTTCCCGGGTTGCATGTGTTCCCACGGAGGGGTGAGCATTTCGACGTCGGTGCCGTCTACGCACCACACCCATTTGACGTCGGGGTTGGCGCGGAGCCATTGGTAGTACAGGTACCAGCGCGCGAAGTATGGGTTGTCGACTGGGCTGGTGACTCGCTCGAATGACGCTTTCGGGTGGGTGAGTGGGTTGTCGCACAGCACGACGGTTTCACCTCCGGTGATGGAGGTGATCAGCGTTTCGAGCAGTTTGACGTCGGGCCGCATGCGTGTGCCGCGTTGCGGGTCAGGTTTGTTGGACAGCAGGCAGGTCAGCACCACACGCCGGTCAGGTTCCACGATGGGGATGTGGTGGCTGCTGGTGTAGTGATGCTGCCAGTACAACTCGGCATTGCGGGCGGCGACGGCTTTGCGTTCCTCGGTGGGGACGGAGCGTTTCACTTCGAGGTGCTCGTCCATGGAGTGGATGAGCTTGTTGGAGCCGCACACGTCGCCGTACCGGAATGTGGTGAGGCCGGCGTTGTAGATGCGGTCGGACCAGGAGGGGTGTTCCCATCCCCAGCTGCCGAACTCTGGGTCGAGGCCGCCGACTGTTTCGATGACGCTGCGGTGTACGTAGATCATGCAGCCGCGGGCGCCGGTTAACGCGAAGTGGTGTCCGTCGTCGTAGACCTTCGTGACGTCGTTGATTTTCCGCCCGCTGGCCAGGTCAACGAACTGGTACATCAGGTGTGGTTCGGGTGAGTCGATATAGGGCTGAAACCAGTTGTCGGCGATGGGGTAGCAGTCGTCGTCGAACAGGAAGAGGTGTTCGCAGCCGTTGAGTAGTTCGAGGCATTTGTTTTTGGCGCGGGCGATGCCTGCGCGTTGAGGGAACCGATAGGTCGCTGCCGGGTATGGTTCGTCGCTGGCGTCGTCGACGATGACGAGTTTGGCGTTGGGGGTGTGGCGGCGAATTTTGGCGATTGTCTGGTCGGCGATGGTGTTCCGGTTTCGGGTGGTGACTCCGATTCCGATGGTGGCGCCGCTGGTGGTTTCGGGAACGTATCGGGTTCCGTTGACCACCACTTCGTTCATTTTTTCGGAGTTCCGTCCTATGTGGTTATTCGTACCAGGTGCCGCAGGTGTCGCAGTCGGCGTCTCCGCAGTAGCAGATGGTGGTGTCGGTGATGCGCCCGGTTTTTTGTTCTCGGTACCGGTTTCGGTGTGGTTGGGCCGCGTTGGACCAGCGAAGTTCTAGGCGGGCGCGGGCAGCGTCATCCATCGGTGTAGTCCAGGGTCCATCCGTCGGGTCGTGTGGTGACAGCGATTGTGGTGTCGGAGGGTTTCTTCCCTGCCATCGCAAGCGTCGCGGCCTTGGCGAGGGCTGTCATGATTGGCAGCATCCACGGTTCGTTGGGGCCTGCTTTTTGGACTGCTGGAATGTCTGGGGGTGTGGTGGTCCACTGGCCGGGGTCGGAGTGCATGAGCACTTTCCCGTCGATCTCGATGTGGATCACTGTTCGACCGCTTTCCGCAAGGCTCGTTTGGGAACGATGACGTCGTTGCTTGTTTTGTCGATGGTGATCGACAGCACGGGCGGGGTTGTGGGTGTGGTTCGGATGTTGATGACGCGGTGCCCGGTCGGTGCGTCGGCCGCTTTCTGGCGCAGCTGTTCTGCTTCTTCGCGTGTGAGGATCACATAGTTTTGTGTGATCGCCGCGGCGAGTGCTTCCGCGACCAGTTTCGGGGTATCGAGGTGCGGTATGCCTGCTTCTTCAGCGAACTGGCCGGCGAGTTCCGGGGGGACACTGATAGGTCGTAGTCCCGGCAGGAGGATCGGGAAGGGTTTGGTGTTTTCGTCGCCGGGGTGAACCAGGTTGTTCAGCGTGCGGTTAAGGAAGTCCGTGAGGTCTGTGAGGCTGCTCATTTGGGGTATTCGCCTGCGAGGCCGTCGCTGATTCTGTCGGCCCACCCTTCGCCACCGATCGTTCCTGCACCGTCCTGCAGATTGATTCGCCACGAGTCAGGATCGATATCGTTGGGGACTCGGCATGCTTTGCCGCAGGGGGCGAAACGGACACGATCGCAGGTGTCGCAAATGCGGAGGTGTTTGAGCGGCATCAGACGAAGGTACTACCTCTCCTGGCTGGTGGAGCGGGGTAAACGGTCAACCAACTGGTTGAGTATGCGTTCAGCGGCGGCGATGATGTCCGGGTTGCCTGCCTGCCGTGCGAGTTTCAGGTTGAGGTGCGCGCCTTGGATGCGTTCGGTGAGCGTGCGGGGTGCGGGGAAGGTGCTCACCGGTGTCGTCGGGCCTTTGCGCGGGTGGCGTGTTCAGCTTTGGCGACGTCAAGGACGCGGTAAACGTTGTGCCCGAGTCGGTTCTTCCCGGACGGTGTGAGGGTGCCACGATTGACCCACACATAGATGGTGCTGGTGGTGACACCGCATAGTGCGGCTGCTTCGGCTGCGGTGACGAGTGTGTCGATACCGTCAGGGGTGAGGACTGCGGTTCCTGCCATCTAAGCTCGGGTCCCTTCCCGGATGTGAGCATGAAAAATGCCCGCAAACCCGAAAGCTAGTCCGGGTGCGGGCATAGTTCTTCTACTGGCAGTCAGCTTACACGAAAGATCAACCGGCTTGTTGTTGTTCCGACTCGATAAGCGTGTCGAGACATACACGGATCAACCATTTGTAGTTTTTGCCGTCGGGGTCGTCGCGGACGATGTAGGTGCAGTCGGGGTTGCCGCACGCGATGTAGTCGTTGCCGCCCATTCCGATGGTGCGTTCCATGGAGAGCAGTCCGCAGGACGGGCAGGGCACGGGGAGGGTGTATTTGGGTGTTTTGGTGTATCCGAGTGTTCGGATGATTCGGTGGTGTAGGTCGGGGAGTTCTTTGAGGTCGTCGTGGGTGACGAGTTGGGTGAGTTGTTCGCAGCGTGGTTCGAGGTATTTCCAGGCTGCGATGATTCGTGTTTGTTCGTTTCCTTTGGGTGGTGGGGTTTCGTTTCGTTGTTCGGCGAGGTAGTCGTGCCATGAGGTCATGACGTCGGCGATGAGTGCGGCGGTGTCGCTGGCCCATTCTGCGGGGTGTCCGTAGGTGTGGGTTTTGGTGCGGCGGGGGGTTTGTCGGTGTGGTGGTGTGGGGAGTTGGGTGTGGAGGTGGAGCCAGTCGATGGTGAGTCTGTAGAGGGTGTGGCGGAGTTTGTTGGGGTCCATGTGTTTGGGTTTGGTGGGTGTTTCCACATGGGTATCGGTGTCGATCGGCTGGGTCATTCGTCGAACGCCTTCCTGAACATCGCTTCCTGTTCCTGAAGTTCCTTCTCGCGGTGTTCAAGTAGTTCCGCTGCGGCAACGCCGACCTCTGCTGGGACGTCGGCGAGGTGGGTGTAGATGTCTGCGCTCATTTGCAGGACAGCACGGTACTCGTCGGGGTCCTCGATGCGGCCGCGACTGTATTGAGCTTTCAAGGTTTCGTTTACCTGATTGAGGTTGTCCCACGCGGCGATCCACGCAGCCACACGAGCATCAGTCATTCGTTTTCCCCCTCCTGGTTAGGTTCAGACTGCACAACCGACCCGACATCGCTGGGCAATTCGGTGTTGACCTCTACCCACCACAGTCCAGGCTGCCCAGGTACAGCCTCGCGGCGGACGAGAATGCCGCCGCTATGCGACTGGAACTCAAGCGCATCCTCTAGGCTGTCGTGCTCCTGGATCGATCCACTCGCCCCCGTCTGGACGCGGTTGCTTCAGTGCGTAGACGCTCATTTGTGGTGTCCTTTGCAGTCGATGGAATGCTCGGTGCGGGGCTGGAAACACGCCGGACAAACAGGGCTCTCGGTGAGGAACCGGGCCTGGGAAGCGAGAATCACAGACAGGCTCAAGGCTGGTCCTCCAGTTTCGGCATAGGCCAAGGGCGGACCGATCGGTCACGAGGGCACAGCTCCGCGTCCTCCAGTGAGGTGTGCGCCCACGCCAATTCCTCGCGGGCGTTCGGGTAGATCCGGCTCATCGGTTCCCCGCAGTCCATGCAGGGGAGGCGAAGGTTGCTCATTGTTGGTCCTTTTCGGCTAGTAGTTGGGCGATAGCGATCAGAGCGTGAGTGGTCGCTGACTCGTGTGCGGCTTGGCGGGCTTCTTCCCGTGCGAACTCAATATGCTCGGACGGGGTTTCAGGAGACTTAGGCATGCGGCTAGAACGGCGGCGACCAGGCGTCGATCAGGACATCGAACGCAGCCTCAGCGAGTGCGGTCATGTCGATGTCCCCACCACCCGAGGTGTCGATGTGTCCGAATTCGCGGTCCACGTACGGACCCATCGGTTCCTCGGCTTGACGCTCTAGAGCGGCCCAGAGGGCTTCTCGTACTTTCTCGATCAGGGCGTCACGCTCAGGGGTGCTCATGGTTGGCCTTCCTCGTGGTGCTCGTTGAAGCGTGTGCCTACAAACCACAGGTCACGCTTATAGATGCGGTGATAGACGCGGTATTCGCGGGGCCTCCCGTCGTCGCACGGAATCATCTCCATGGGTGCTGCCGCGCTGCTCGTGGTCCACCACAGATCCCATTCATGGATCATCGGGCGGTAGCGGCCGATCAACTGCCACGCGAATAGCGGGCCGTCTGCGAGGCAGATATAGGGCGGTTTCCACAGCCGGTCCGAGGAGAGTGATCCGGGTCGTAGGCCGTATCGGTTGATCTGTCCGCGGCGGGATTTGGGTGCCCAGTGGTACAGAGCGAATCCGTCATCGCTCATGGTTTTCCTTTCGTGAGCCATTCCGCCCACCCCTGATCCACCACAGGCCGCGGTGGTGTGGTGTCCGGGATGATGTGAATATCCGTATGCCCCGTGTTGATCGAGTGACGATCCGCTTTCCACTGAGCGCAGTCTTCGCACGACTGGTCCCAGACACGGTTGCACTCCCGGCAATGAACCTGAATCACGCGATCGCCTCCCGCATGCAGTCGGTGCACCGCGTCAACCCACACATCGGGAATGCAGCATTGGTGGTCCAACCCAACGTCTTTCCGCACCTATCGCAGTCCAAGACATAGAACCGATCGCTCACGCCCTCGCTCCAGGCACGGTTGCACTCCTTGCGGCCGCAGTGGCATTGCAGCCCCCATGGCAGGCCGTTGTGGGCGTACCACTGTTCGCGGCGCTGGGTGGTCCACCAGGGGCGTGGTGGTCCGAGGGGGTTGGCGATTCCCCACCAGAACGCGCGGTGGGAGAGTAGGCCGGGGAGTCTCGCGAGGTTGGTGGTGGCTCCGTGGGCGAATCCGAACATGAACACGGCGGCGAAGGTGAACAGGATGCTCGCGGCGGTGATGATTCCGGTCATTGGTCGTTGTCCTCCGGGTTGAGTGCGGCGTCGAGGATGCGTCCGACTTGGGCGAGGTGTGGACGCGCTTCGGCGAGTTCGGCGAGGTCGATTTCGGATTCGGTGGTCACGATTGCCCCCAGCGGTGTCCGCAGGATTTGCACACGCGGATCACTGTCGCGCCAGGCGGGTCGTATAGTCGCGGCGTTTTGCCGTAGCTGACGATGCTCGACATGTTGTGGATGCTCTCCTGCATGAGCTGAATCGGCGTCGGATTGTCGGGCCGGAATCGGGGCGTTTCGAGCCAATGCACATCCATTACCCCGCAGTCGGGACAGTCGGTGCTGGCGGTGAATGGTTCGCCTTCGCGGCGGTATTTCGCTTCTTCGCGGCGCCAGGCCTCCAAGTCGTCGTCGGGGGTCGTGGACGCCATCTCATGGCCCTTTCGGGTGGTTTGGGTCGTGTTTCGGGGTGAAAGTCGTTTGGAACGTCATTCCGGGGGCATTACGGGGCCCTTCTCGTTGGCGGGTGTGGGGTGACGGGGCTGGGGAACGGGTCTGCGGGGCGTTCACGCGTCACCGTCCGCCCACTGATCCGGAGGCAACGGCGGAGCTGCTTCCCGCTGACGAGCCACCAACTCCGCGATCCGCTGCGGATCATCCGCTGGCCGGCCGAAATTCTTCTTCGCCTCCGCGAACGCCCGTATCGCCGCCCGACGCTGAGCAGTCACCGCAGGGTCCTCATCCTCGGCGGCCTTCGAATCACACAACGCCTGGTAGTCGTCCGTCGGGCGCGTGTTGTTTTCCCGCATGATCTCGCGGACCCGCTGATACACGTGCCCCGGTTCTAGCCACACTCCAGGCTTGTCCCGCCAACGTGAGTACAGGTCAGTTCCGGCGCCACCATGCGTTGTTGAGCGTGCAGTCGCCGCGCACGAATGGCACGCCGAGGTGCGCCCAGCCTTCAGTGTGGCGCCGCGCACATGCACGTATCGCGCGCAGTCGCATCGGCACAGCCACATCCACGCTCCACTCGCGTCCTTATGCGCTCGCTCAACGACGAGCAGGCGCCCGACGTAGATGGCTCCCTCGGGCATGCGCCAGCCTCTTGTGCGCTTGCGTTGGATCCGTTCAGGCATTGGCATCGCAGCGACTTTTGTTGGGCGATTCATCGCGCACCGTCCCGTAACGCTTCGACGGCAACGTGCCGCTCATGACTGCACCTCCATCCAGCCGGACACGAAACGAGTCGCGGGCTCTGGCACGCCCAGCTCGAAGATGCTCTCGATTACGCGGGTTTCCCGCCTGAGTCCTCCGAGGGCTCTGTCGATCTCGGCGGCGACGTGGGCCTCGAAATCGTCGAGCGAACCGTCGCGGAAATCACATTCACCCACCCGCGTACCCTGGCAGTGGGAGTGTCCAGTTTCCAGGTTTAACGTCCGCCGGTGTCGGCGCTGAACCGCGATCATGATCTTCTGCGCGTCCCCGCTCATGCTTCCTCCCCGGGGTTCTGGTAGTGATCAGGCATCGGATCACGCAGTGTTGTCGCCAGGTGATAACAGTCCGGATCAGTCTTCGTCCCGTCCTGGTTGGCGTGGCACAGATACACCGTCCGCATCCGATCCGGAGCGACGAAGTAAGTCCACGACCCGAATACGGAATCCGCGCGGCCGCATCGGGCGCACCGCCTAGTCATCGGGAGGGATCTTTCATCAGGCCGGGGTTGTCTGCCAGGTACAGGGCCACCGCCGCGATCTTCCGTAGGGCGTCTTCTCGGGTGGGTTTCGCAGGGACTAAGGTCGATGCTGAGCCTCGCCCAGACGATCTCGCCGGTGTCAGCGTCTGCGTTTATCTTGAGATTCCAGTTGCCGTGCTTACTCACGTCGGTGAACTCCTGCTCTTCGTCTTCATGCTCGTCGGGTTCGGGTAGTTGGATTACCGCCACACCCGGAAGAGACGCGATGACATCAGCGAGCTTTCCGGGGAGCGCATCCCAGTCCGCCTGGTCGGCAGCATCCTCGGGGTCGGTCCACAGCCGCTTCAGGGCTTCGCTGAGGGCTTCTGTGAGTACCGCACGCAACTCGGGGTTGTTCATTCGTCGCCTTTCGGTTCTCGGTTTCTGTCTGTGAGCCGCCCGAAGTGGATGACCCGACCGGGCAGCGGCTTCCCCGGCAAAATCGTGTTGCTGCAGGGTTTGCCTTTGGGGGCTTTGCAGATGTCACACGACCTGCACGACACCGCCTCCAGGACACGCGGATCATCCGCACACGACACAAACAACGTCATCAGTCCGGCCACCTGCCAATAAGCAGGTTGTGTGGCCAACCCTTACCGACACATATGTGCGCCTCAAACAACTCCCACGTCCAGCGTTTCCCACCCCACTCGATGTGAACGAATAACCGATCTCCGTCCACGCTGACGCTGTCCACCCGTCCGCCCTTCATGAAGAAAGGCATGGGTCCGTTGTTCAACAGCAGGTCCACGTAATCGGTTGTTGCCAACATCAGATGACCGACTTCGCCTCGATCTGGTCGGGGGTCGGAGTGTTCGATGACGCCCCAGTCGCACTCCCACCAGTGGCTGCATTGGATCTCTTCGTCCGGTCCGTACGGTCCGGGGCATTTGCATGGTCCGCGCGTTCCGCGGCGAATCTCGAGGCTCACTGTTCGTCTCCTGCTGTTGATTGCGGGGGCTGTGCGCCACGTGGAGCGACTTTCTGGGCAAGGTCGGTGTCAGTGCCTTGGGAACCCGCAGAACGGGCGTCAGCGATCCTGTGCGAATGAGCCGGAAACGCCTCCAACACCTTCAACACCCGGCCCTTCCCATCCCGAACCACACACGGCTCACCCACCCCAGCCCGACAATCACGACACCCAACCCGCAACGCCTCCTGATGGATCGTCGTCCCACGCCAATCCCTCACAGTGACCCCGCCTTTCGGACATTCGGGTGATTACACTTCTTGACCGCATCATCGATCTCGATATCCCCGAACTCATCACACAACGAGCAGGCATCAATGGCGGCCTGCCTAGCCTCGGCCTGCCGGCGGCGTTGCTCAGCCTCCAGCCGCTTGAAGTAATCCGGGTGCTCCTTGTCCCACTTGCGTCGCTTCATGCACGGGATGCAGTTGGTGGTCTCTGAGTTCGTTTCATGGTCAGGGCATTCGGGGCGGGGGGAATCAACGTTCGCGTCTACTGACGTAACCCCCCTGCTAGAAGTAACCAAAGGAATAGGGGTCGGGTCGGGTCGGGTCGGGTCGGGGTAGCGGGACTCCCCCATGCTGTCCCCGGTGGACAGTAAATCCGTGTCCACCACCATGTCCCCGGTGGACACCTGCCCATCCTGAGCCACATAGTCGCGGCCCTTTTTCCCAGCTCTCCAGGTGGATTTCTTCTTTGCCTCACGCCTTCGCCGCGCCTCATTTTCAGCCTTGGTTTTCTGCCATTTCTCCCAGTTGGCAAACACGATTTCGCGAGATTTTGGTTGAGATTGTCTCGTTGTATCAACCGTTGTCTCATCCTTGTATTGCGTGTTGTCGCAACCCTGTTTCTGCCAAAGTCCTGCTTGTTCTTGCAGCGCGCGAATGAGTCTCGGCGTGCCGCCGAACCCCTTCACAACATCAAGGGGCACATGACCGTCCGTCTCTTCTTTCGCCGACCAGGCACCGCAACGAACCCACAACCCGACGGCCTCGTTGCGGATCCTGGAGTCGAGTTGCATCACCGGCTTACTGTCAGCGAACGCGTCATCCACGTAGAACCACGGCACGGCTACCTGCGCCCTCCGGTGATCAGGTTCACTTTCGGTCCTCCGTTTCTCGTGTCGGGCAGTCGGGTTTGTGGCCCTGTTTGTCGGGGTGGCAACCGCAATCCGCGCACCGGCCCCGACGGATCAATTCGGGGCGCGGGTACGGCAGCCAGATCTTCGAGTCGGTCACGTCGCACCCTCGGGTTCCTCGTAGCCTGGACAGTCGCAGAACATCGGGAGGTAGCCGAAGATGTATTCCGCAGCACCAACGACGGTGCGGCAGCGGTCCTCGTGATACGGGCAGCCGCACAGCGCGCAAGGCTCAGCCATTGGCCAGTTCCAGCAGGATGTCTGCATGACACGGGGAATCCGGCGGGCACCAGCAGACGAGGTCGTGGCCGCGGAGCTCGGCGCGGATAGTGGCGACGTCAGGCACTCCGTGGGTGAACTTCCCGAGTCGGCCAAGTGCCGCGTCGTTGTACCGCCACACGGCACCAGCGGCCGACATTGCGGGCCCGACCTGCCATGGGTTGCCCCACTTGGTTGGTCGCCCGACGTAGATCGCACCCTGAGGCATGCGCCAGCCCTTCGATCGCTTGCGTTGGATCCGCTTGGGCTGGTGGGTGTGCGTGCAGTCGGGGCAGCACTTGCGGTGGTGTTCCCACTGGGCCCGGCAGCGGTCGTACGGGCCGGCGCACGCGCGGCAGGTCAGCATCACGACAGCGGCTCCTCCGGGTACTGGTCCCACGTTTGGCCGTCGAGCTCGCGGCCAGCGCGCTTCTTGCCGACGCGGCGCATGTGCGCCCACGGGCCGACGTCGACGCCGGGCTCCATCGGCACATCTGCCCTCAGCGGTATCGTCTCGATCTGGTCCCAGGTGTCCCGGCCGGGTATTGCGATGCGGTACGCCCCCCACTGTTTGAACAGGAACGGCACACCGGCCGCCTGGCATTGGTCGCGCAGGCTGCGCGCCCAGTCGGGGTGCATCGGCCGCGCGCCGGGGCCGGATTCGCCGCCCACGATCACCCAGTCGATGCCACCGGGTTTGAAGTGGTACGCGGCAAAGGGGTCGACGTTGATCGACTGCACGAGGTCGATCGGCCCGAGAAGCGGTTCAGCAGAGACGAATCGGACCGCGGCCGGGGTGTCGAGCAGCGCGGGGATGCGGATGTCGGCCCACTTCTGGTTCTCGGTGCTCACACCGAGCCAGACATTGGGCAGCGGCCATTCGTTGTCAAGAACCCCGTACTGGTCGAGCATTCGGTGCTCGCAGTCGCCTTGAAACGTGGCGGACGAAAGCAGTGACCGCATCCGCGCGTGACGCTTTGTGAGGACCTGGAAGGTGTGCTGCGGCGCGGCCGCCATGACGGCGAACACCTCCGCGATGTACTCGTCGGACACCTGCTCGTGGAACAGGTCAGACATGGAGTTGACGAAGATGCGCAGCGGTTTCCGTTTCCGCAGCGGCCAATCCAGCCGATCCGGCCGCAACGTGACGTCGAAACCGTTGGGGTACGCCTTCGTTCCGGCGAAACGGTGCGCGATCGTCTCGGCGTAGCAGTGATCGCACCCGGCGCTGACCTTCTGGCAACCCGTGACCGGATTCCAGGTGGCCTGCGTCCACTCGATGCTGGTGTTGTCGCTCACTGGTCAACCTCCGGGGGTCGTTTGTCTTCCGCCAGTTCGATGGGATGGCACGGCCCTTCATGGCCTGGCGGACGCCGACAGCCGCCCGTTTGATCTGACGGCCCGAGGTTTTTACCCCACGGTGCGGGGAGTGTCCCGTTGCAGACGATCACTGGTCGACCTCGGGGGCGTAGAGCACGCGGCAGCCCAGGCTCTGTGCGTCGCTCATCGTGCGTCCACCAATCCGGTGAATCCCCACAGCACCCGGTGCACGATGTACCGCCAGCCAGTGACCGGGGTGAAGCGGTATGTGCCGCCGTGGTTTTCGCGGCGGTACCAGCCGGGTTTGAGCCACACGGTTGCGCGGCCGTGCGCGTCGGCCTGCACGATGGTCCAGCGCTGCACGCCGGCGATGCGCAGCTTGCTCATGATTCCTCGCTTTCGATAAAGGCCTTCGCTGCGAGTAGTGCAGCGGCATAACCGGGAACATCAGCGGGCCGGATCGGTATCGGTACCGCTGTTGAGGTGATGCGCACACCTGACGGCCACGGTTCGAGTCGAACCTTGCCGGTGGTATTTCTGGTCCGTGATCGGAACTTCGATCACCATGTCACCCCACTCGTCGCATCCAGGCTCGGGCAGCTTCACCAGCACGCACCCCTCAACCTCGAGCGCTTCCATGTGCGCGGCAATCGCGGCGTCGGCGAGGTGCACCCACGGCGCGAAGGGGTGCGGGTAATCGACTAGCGCAGACTCAATCGCGTCTGCCACCTTGTCTCGTGCGGTCATCGGGTGTACCTCTGCACAATCTCTAGGGCGGCCTTCACGTCCGCGCGGTTCTGTTCTGTGTCAACGAGTCCACGATGGTCGTTTCTCCTGTGTGGGTTGTGGTTTCGGTGGTGCGGGTGGTCGTGGATGTCCCCACGCGGAACGGTGCGAACGGCGGCGGGCACGGAACCACAACATCCACTCGGCGGTCACGACGCGTCCTCTAGGTCGAACAGGCTCGGCATGTCGCGCTGGCGCTCCTCGGCTTGCAGATACTTGACAGCATCGAAGTAGTAGCCGGGATTCAACTCGACACCACGGCCGCGCCGACCAAGTTTCAGTGCCCGCAACGGCACGGTGCCCAGCCCGCCGAACGGGTCGAACACCAACTCGCCAGGATTCGAGAAGCGAGTGATCAGCCGGTCAACGATGTCGAACTGCAAGGGGCAGTTCTTTACCACCAGGCCCTCGGCATGAAACGACTCATCCTCCGCCACACGCAGATTCCAGGTTTCAACCTCGCCGACAGGCTCGGCGCTGCGCACCTTCATCCACGCGCCGTCATCGAGGATCGGAGCTCGTTTACGGCGCTGATCGTCATCAACGTCGAACGACAGAACCCAGTCCTGACGCATGTGCACTGCGCGGCCCTGGATCACACCATCGCGTTCCAGCCGGCCGGGGTACACGCTGGCAACCGCGCCGTAGACGCGTTGCGCGAGGTAGGCGATGCCGAGCATCAGTTCTTTGGACACGCTGCTCGCCGTCCATCGCCGCCTGCATGGTAGGTAATGCCCGTCGCCAGACAAGTACCCATCGAGCAGCGCGCGCGCCTGATCCACTGGGAGTGTGAATGCGACGGCTGGCAGGTGCTTGCCCGCAGCTCCCGCCCCGCAGTCCTTGAGAATCGCCCGCAGTTCGTGGCCAGGGTCGCGCAGCTGGTATTGCAGGGCCGTGAGCTCGCGTGCGGGGTTGCCGCCGAATCTGCCGATCCTGGCGTTGAACTCGTCGGCTTTGTCGCGACCGACCGATATGACCGCACAGCCGCGGCCGTCGATGTGACCATCTGCAAGCCATCGTCCGACGGTCCACCACAAGGTCAGATCACCGGCGGCGGATTCTTCCGGAGCAAGCTTGCGATTCACGTATGAGCCGACCGTTTCGGCCGCTTCTACCCATCTAGGTTGTTGACGTTTCGCGGTCCTGAATGACCGACTGGCATAACCGCGGGTGTCTCGGGTCCACACCTTGTGGTCCGGTGTCATCACCGCGCCGGGAACGCCTTGCGCGCGCAGGTTCACCACGGGCCGAACCCCGGTGTTCTGCTTGACGAGAACTGGTCGCCATCGGCCCCTGTGGGTGAGGACCAGTTCGCCAACGTTGACCTCTTGGATCGGCTTGTATCCCCCCTTGGTCAGCACCAGCGATCCACGCGCGAGGCACACGTGCATTTGAACGTTGCGGCGTTTCTGCTCCCCGTTCAAGGTGATCATCCGGTTCACGTCGTGCCACACGTGAGGCGACCACGATCCCGGGGCGATGGCCATGAACGTGGCAGGCAGGGCACCGCGACCTTCGAGCTGCTCACCGATACGCACGTGTGACTGGTAGTCGTAGACGTCCTGCAGGCTGTGCTTGGTGAACAGTGCGGCCAGCTGGTCTGGTGGCAGCGCGGCGAGCTCGTCGGCTGTCAGTGACCTGTTGCCGCTCGAGCGCCAGAACGCGTGCGCGTCCACCTGCCATCGGGCACGGGTGTAGTCGTCCTTGGATTTGGTGACGGGGGTGTCGGCGTATCCCTTCGACCTGTCTGTCTGCGGTTTGTGGAACAACAGAACGTATTCCGGGGAGCCAACGCCCATCTTGGTGGCGTCTTTGCACTGCTCGGACCAGCCCAGCCGGTACGTCTGGTTGTTTTCCCGCACCACATCGGTGACCACGATGATCATGCCGAGGTAGTCGAAGCCGTGTTTGCGGCCGTGGAAGATCGCCTCGGCGTGGAACGGGGAGACGGTGGGAACGCCTGCGCCGGTGACGTTGCCGAACAAGATGCGGTCCTTGACATGGCAGGCGTAGATCCGCCCGGGCGCGAGGATGCGCAGCAGTTGCGGCGTGAGGTAGTCCATCTGCGCCCAGAAATGCGCGTTGTCGTCGGTGTGGCCGAAGTCGTTGTAGCTCGGCGTGTACTCGTAGTGGTTGGAGAACGGAATGCTGGTGACGATCAGGTCCACCGAATTGTCTGCCATGCTGTTGGTTTCGGGTACGCAGTCGTTGTTGGCGAACAGCCAGCCCTCGCCGGAGGCTTCGATGCGTTCGCACCCGATGGAGCGTTGCAGCGCTTCCGAAATTGCCTCGGGGTCAAGTCCATACTCGTGGATGATGGTGGTCATCGTTGATGTCAACTCTCGGTGTTGTGCCCATTTCTCGCGGATGACCCGCACCACTTCCCGTTCGGTTTCGGAGTGGATCAAATGGGCTGTGCAGGGGTGGGTTTGGCCGAACCGCTGGATCCGGTGCAAGCTTTGGATGAGGTCGTTGAACTTGTGTGTGATGCCGATGTAGACACAGACATGGGCCTGTTGCAGGTTCATGCCCTGCCCAAGCATCACCGGTTTGCCGATCAGCGCGTAGGTGTCGCGGTTCTTCCAGTCGGCCAGGCGGCGCTCCACCTCGTCCGGGTCGAGTGACCCGTACACCGATGAGAAGCTCAACCCAGCGTCCTCGAGGGCCTTCTCGATGGCGCGCTGCTCGTCGTTGAGGTCGCACCAGATCACAATCTGGCCCTCACCGTGTTCGGCGTGGTCGGTGACGATCTCGACCAGCTTGGACAGCCGAGCATCCAGCGACCGGCGCTTCTCGGCCGCAGCCTGCGGCAACCCGAGGTTCACCCCGCGCACCAACTGGCCCTGCCCGTCACGCTCGAAATCGAAGTCATCGGCCGGCGGATCAACCTCATGCCACAACACCTCCAGCGGCGGCAGGTCGTAGCCGGTGGCGTCGTGACCGAGGTCTGCCGGGGATTGCACGAACGCCGCCCAGGTGTTCAGCCACAGCCAGAACTCGTGTTCTTTATGCGGGTAGAGGGTGAGGTTGTTCGCCTTCGTGGAGTCCCGTTGGAACCAACGCGTGAGCGCCGCACCGGTGTCCATCACCCCGAGATAGCCCGCGTAGTGGATCAGCTCCTTGTACCGGTTCGGCGAGGGTGTGGCGGTGGCGACGTACCGGTAGGGCACCCCGTCGAACAGCTCGAGGAACGACTGGTAGGTCTTGGACCCGAACGAGCGCAGCACGCTCGCCTCGTCGAGTGAGACGGCCGTGAACAGTGTCGGGTCCAACTTTCCGTCGCGGACACTCTCATAGTTGGTGAGATAGATACCGTCGCCGCCGACTTCTTCTGTGCGGCGAACGAACCGGGTTTCAATGCCCAGCATGTTGGCGTCGTGGGCGAACTCGATCCGCACCCCCAGCGGCATCACGATCAGACCTTTACCGCCGCCGTGCTTCGCCAGGGACAGGCGCACGATCTCCAACTGCATCACCGTCTTGCCCAATCCGAACGCCGCGAAGATCGCCCGCCGCCCCCCGGCGACCGCCCAACGCACCAGGTCACGCTGGTGCGGCAGCAGCATCGGGTGAACATCATCGGGGCCGACTTGATGTCCATAGGCGTTGTCGAACCGGGCCTTCGCCGCCACGAACTCGGTGTATGAGATGGATTCAGATTCAGATCCAAACGCGAGCTGCTCGACGGTCATGACGCGACTCCCAGCGATTCGGCGACGACACCGACGAACGTCAAGGTCTTCGTAATCAATCATTGTGTTGCCTCCACAGGGTTAGGGATTCGGTAAACAAACCCGTCGTCGTCGAGCAACACCCAGTTGCCCCTGTAGAGGACGGGAACAGTGATGGGGGATTGGGATTGGCGAACGAGCCAGCCGTCGGCGAATGCCTGCGTCCGATACGACTCCACATGGCGGTGACAGGAACCGCAGAGCCAACCACCATTGGACGCAAAGTTGGTTTCCTCGCGGCGAGTAGACCCAAGACCCCTGGGTCGTCTGTGATGTGCAGTAGCGTCTGAGGCGTACTCGTTGCAGCGTTCACAACGCCCCTGGGCACGAGTCCAGATCAGTTCCTTCACCTCAGGTGGGAACCCCGTATTGCGTCGGGTCATGCTTCGGCCCTTTTCATTTCGCGGGCCAAATCGGTGATCAGATCGCCCAGCACCGTGGAATTCCCGTCCCGGTCAACAGTTGGAGCCACCGTCAGTTTGTGGCCGGACACCTCGTCATACAGCGACTTCAATTCCTCGCGGGTTTCTGCGGCGAGGGCTTGTTTGCGGTACTCCGCGACCGTCGGGACCCGCGCCCCATCCGACAACCAGTCCCGGATCTGGTGGGCGAACTCCTCCCCCGGCATCGCCACAACAGACTTGGCCAGAGTGTGGATTCGGGACTTCACCACCGTGAGCGTGTTGTCATGATCCAGGTCGCCGACAACGTCGAACTCATACTCGATTCCGTCGCGCTGTTCCGGCTTCATGCCCACCTTGCGAGGGGTTTTCTTGCCGCGCTCGTTCTCTTCGATGACGTACTCGGTTTTTGATCGCATGGTGACGATGACGTGGCCGGGATAGGACACCAAGGCGTCGATCATGCGTCGTTCGTCGGGTCGGACTTCTTTCCACCCGGCGAACGTGTTGCCCCGTACGGCGTGCCGGTCAGCTTGCTCAAGCATGCCGTCGACACCCATCCAGTAGTGGGACAAGGAGTCGACAATGACGCAGCCGTACTCCCCGCCAGCCGCCAAACCGAGCAGTTCCACGAGGGACAGGGGTGAGAAGCTATCTGGCTGTACGGTGTCGAACTGCCAGCCGTTGAGCCCCACATACTTTGAGGCAGAACCGCGTTCGGTGTCGATGACCGCAACCTTGTCCGCAAGAGCAGTGCCGAGCGCGAGGGCAGTGTAGGTTTTGCCGCTGCCGCTAGGCCCGGACAGAGCGATACGGGCATACGATGCTTCTCGGGTTGCGGGTTTGAAGGACAGGCTCATTCGGTCACCTCCGCAGCAGCAGCGGCAGCGGCCATCGCGGCGTCCAACGTTTCCTCATACCCCCACGCCAAAACCCGCGCACACGTGTTGTCCTCCACAGACCAACGGAAATCACCAGCCGCATCGGACGGATTGATCCACGCGTTGCGTCGATCACCGGGGAGTGCCGCACGCCACCTACCGGGGCCAACAAAACCGGTGAACCATTCCCACGTGAGGGCCTGGGTTTCGGTGCTCATGCTGTCCACCTGTCCGCCAACCGGTCCAACGAACCGATCACCGCATTGATCCGTGACACCGATGTGTTCAAAACTTCGAGGTCCAACTCGATCGCTTCCCGGTCCAGGAACTCGAGTTCTGGCCCTTCATGGAGAAGCTCATAGAGCCTGCACCTAGCATCGTCGGCAGCGGCAGCAGCAGCCTTCGCATCCCCGTAAGCGTTGAGGATGCGCGAATCAACGACTGCATCGCGGGGCGGCGGTGGAGGCGGGGATTCCTCCCACTGTTCCGCCCAGTTCCGCAGCCACTCCCACGTCTCCTGCAGATGCTCAGGGGCATCACCATGAATACGTGCGGCGGTGCGGATGGTGGCCGCAGCGGATTCCATGCGCTGCCAGATCGGCCGCATATCCGCCTGGGATTTCGTATCGATGATCATGTTTCGTCCTTGTCTTGATATTTGGAGCAGTGGCAGCGTTCATGCCCGGCGGGGCCGTGATAGTTGGTGGCTTCACAACTGGTGTCCCACACTTGGCGGAACCGATCCCACGCATACCTGTGCCAGGACCGGTTGTGCCCACACCTGCACATCACGACGCCTCCAGCCGACGGAACTTCTTCAGCAACGCGGTGAACTCAGCAGCCTGCCTCTTGGTCCACCCCCGCCCAGGAAAGTGCCTCTCAATGGTGGTGCTGGACACCCCCAATGTGCGGGCAACCTCCTCATACGGGGCGCCGTCATCAAGCAGGTACCGGGCGAAGTCCTTCTGTTCCTGCGTCAACGGCGTAAACAGTTCGGGGTCCATCACGCGGGCCTCACCCCGCGCCCGAACCCGAACAACTGTGCGCGCTGAACACCCAATAACTTCGCCGATGTGTTTGGCGGAGAACCCGTCACGAGTCATCGCCAGCACCGTTTTCACCTGCTCAGGGGTGAGCCTGTTGCCGTTGCTCATGCGACCTGCCCCACTTCCTCAGTGATCCACGCGAACGGATCCTCCACATCAGGGATGCCAGCCAACGCGGCCATGAGTAGTTGGGTGCGCTGGTCCTCGGGAAGCTTGGTGAGGTAGTCCCACACGCCGATGGAGTCACCGACACGGATACGCCTGGACAGCCACACAACTGTTGCGGCGGTTTGCGATTCCCAATCAGCTGCCACCGACTGGCCCGACATAGGGCATTCCTGCAGCAGCTTGTCCGGGTGTGCTTCCACAATCCCGGTGTGGATCACCCACGCGGCTTGACCACACAGGGGGCACTGCTGCTGTTCTGCGTCGGCCAAGTCGGCACGATCACGTTCAATGGTTCGGACTGTGCAGAACGATCGCCGAGCCAACTCATCCTCGGGGAGGTTCGGCCGGCGCCGCACCATCATTCGACGCTCATCAGTGTTGAGCCGCATCGGTGTTCCATTGGCGGCGCACTCCACAGCGAACCAGTCGATGTTCATGCGCCTCGCCTCTGCTGCCGGCGAGCCAACGCATAGGCACGGTTCTTGCATTTCGTGGAGCAGTACTTGGCGCGCCTGTGCTTAGGCAGGAAATCACTTCCGCAGATCGCACACGGCTTCTGCCGAAGCTTCAAGGGGTTAACAGGGGATAGCTCTCCGCGGCGTATGGAGCGACGCTCCTTCTCGGTAAATCCACCCCAAATGCCCCAGGACTCGTTGTTTTCCAGCGCGTGCTGTAAGCACCGTGACTGGGCGGGGCATTTCCAGCAGGTTTCCTTGGCGTAGTCGTTGCGGATCCCTTTCTCGGGGAACCACGCATCCGGGTCGACCTGTCTGCAGATCGCGTCGCGGCGCCAGTCCTCGGCGTGTACCTCTGCGAGCCGGATGTATGGGTTGTTGGGCATCACACCCACCCCGTCCCGGTCAGGTGTTCAGGGCAGAACGATGCGGTGGCGGCACCCACGAAATAGCCTGAGTCATACAGGTTCAGGTTGGAGTTGTCGTGTACGAGGATGGATGCTTCGTACATGGTGGCGCCGGTGTCGAGGACATCGCAGATGGCTTTTCCGGCGTTGATGACGGCGGGTTTGGAGCTGTAGGTGATGCCTTCGGAGTCGAGTGCCATGATGAAGGCATCGGATGTGATGTCTGCGTGGGCTTTGGGTGCTGTGAGTCCGGGGCCGATGATGCCCGCGGCGATCAACAGGGGCATGGTCCACCAGTACCGCCAGGACTTCTCGTTGCGCCTCATGCTGCGTCTCCCTCGGTGAGGTAGTCACGCAACAACCCGACAACAGCGTCGCCGTTCATCTGCTCCCAGATCGTCGGCTCGTTCTCCCAGTGCACCGGCGGCAGGAACGGGCGGAACCACGACACACTCTCCGCGTGGATCAACACCAACTCCGCCAAGTCCTCCAGTTCCTTCAAGAGGTCGAGGTCAGCCATGGGTGGGTTGGTGGTGACGGGGAGGTCAGACCAGTTGGTTTGGTGGTGGTCCCACCATGCGGGTTTAGAATCTGGGGTTAGCATCGGAAGCGCCCTTTCTTTGGTTGTGTTGTTTCCGGTGTTAGGGCCGTCGTCCCGCGCAATGGGGCGGCGGCCCGCCTGCGTCAGCCGTGGATCCGCGCCAGAGCGGAATTGATCTCCGCAGCGTTGATCTCGACTTCAGGGTCGAGGTCGGCGAGTTCGCGCCACCGGGTAATCGACTGCCGCGTGAACTCGATGAGTGCGCCGCTCTCTGCGGCGCTCTCTGCGGCGCTCCGTGCGGCGCTCCGTGCGGCGCTCCGTGCGGCGCTCTCTGCGGCGCTCCATGCGGCCCACGCAAACGGCACCTGACCCGCCGCCGCCTGACGGTGCAAATCCGCAATCTCGCGGATCGCCACCGCACCAACCTCATCCGCGAACCGGACGGCGCCCCACTCTGGGGAGTCCAGCATGTCGGCAATCCACAACGCGTGGACAGCATCCGAAACACCTGCAGTACCGACTGTCTTCCAACCCAAATCGAGAACCAGCACACTGTTCTCGGGTGATAGAAATCCGTCAGGTCCAGCAAGTTGGTCGTTGCACATCTGCACCAGGGCGGCCAGTGGGCGCGCTGAGCACTCAGGGTAGTCGGTAATTTTGGTGTCGCCGTTGATGTATGAGATGACGTTCATGGCGCAGCCCTTGCCGGAGCCGGGTTGGTGGCTGCCTTTCGCGAGGCGCAGAGGGTGGGTGATTCGGTCGAGATCAATGGACATTGGGAGTTCCTTTTCTTTGTTTGGATGGGTTGATCTATCTCGGGGTGATGCGGTAGATCTCCAGCAGAGCCCGAGCGATCCGACTGTCCACGATGCTCGGCACAGACCAGCCATGAAGATCAGCTATGCGCATCGTGAGATCGTCTTCGGACACCTCACGCTGCTGGCGCATGGCGGCGAGTCGTCGAGCAGTTCGGCTTCCTCAGCCTCATCGCAGATGTCTTCAGCGAGGAGTTCGCATTCTTTCAACTGAAGCTCCTCAGAGGTGTAAATCAGCTTGGCGGTATCGCAGGGCCAACGGTGTCTACACTCGCTGCACTCTTCGACAGAATCGCCGTGCTCATCGATTGGGTGGTGTAGTTCGCGGATCGGCTTCAACACCTCGCGGGCAGCAACAACAAGGTCTCTATTGGGCGTCGGGTATGCGTAAACCAGCTTCATAACCCGTGTCGCAGCTTCTACTGCTGGATCGCTCACGCTGTCTCCCCCAGTTCCTGCAGCCGGCACCGCAGCCGCGCGTTTTCTTCACGCAACGCCTCCAGCTCCGCCGCTTCCTTCATCTGCTTTGCGTCGAACTCCGCCAACGCTTTCCACAACCCCGACGGACGAGTCACTTCACCCGACAGTTGGCACACACTCCGATGCTTAGGAGCAGACGTACTCACCGGTCCTCCATGGTTTGTTTGTCTTCCGCCAGTTCGACGGGATGGCACGGCCCTTTATGTCCCCACGGCCGCCGACAGCCACCCGTCTGATCTGACGGCCCGAAGTTTTTACCCCCACGGCGCGGGAAGCATTCCGTTGCAGATCACTCGCCCACCGCCGCCGGGGTGTAGAGCACGCGGGCGGGGAGTCGGATTGCGAAGGGCATCACGAGGCCAGCACTGCCGTCCTCGTGAAGGCAGTCCCATCCACCGCGGAGACGCTCGAATACCTCACCGATGTCCGACCGGACTAGTGAGCGGATCGGCAGCGCGTCGAGTTGTTCGACGGTCTCAATCACCCTGGGACGCAGACGCTCAACCTCGTCGCGCAGCTCGACAAGCAGATTGGATTCCGAGATTTCCAGCCCCAGCTTCTCTGCCCGCAGCCGCTCAACCTCGGCGAGCAGATCGCGCAGCAGTTCGCCCTGGCGCTCCCCGAATACAGCGTCGTGTTCGGTGGCGTACTCGATCACCCGCCCTTGTATAGAGCGAATGAACTCGTACGCCCGCTCAACAACATCACTCATGGGGTATCTCCATCCAGTGGGTAACGAATCGGGTTGCAGGCTCTGGGCGCGGGCAGCTCGTCGCACAACTCCTCCATCAGCTCGCACGCCTCATCGACCAGGCGCGGCTCGCCCGTCAGTAGCAGCGAAATAGCCAGCGTCACACGCGTATCCATCGTCGTCACACCGCCACCCCCGATCCCGAATTCCACGGGCAAAAGGCCGCGATCGACGCGCCCACCATGTACGCCGAATCATCAATCGGAAGACCAGACTCCCGGGTGATCAACGCCGCCACCCGCGACCAATGCGCACCAGAATCCAGCAGCGAGCACACATATTGCCCCGCCTGGATCGCGTAATCATCAGTCGGATAACTGATCCCCCGCTCATCGAGCGTCATCAAATACGCGGTGTCGGTGACCGGATCAGCCCCCGCGCGGGCCGCGAATCCGATCCCGGTACCGGCGAGCACCGCACCAGCCGCCGCCGCGGCCACGATCCGGCGCGCCGTGCGCTTGTGCACTGTCACATGCCTCATCACGCACCCACTTCCTGATCGATGATTTCGCCGTACCGGTCAACCTCGATGCACGGCACCACTACACGCCTCGCCTTGGCCTTGTCGCCGAGCGGCACAAGCTCATCCAGCCGCACCCCCACCTGAAGGAACCGGGCCTCATCAGCGGGCAGACCGAGGTGGGTCCGAGACTGCATGGGGTGAGCGCAGAAGTGCAGACCTTTGCCGCAGTCGCGCCAGTCCGGGTCCCAATCGGGGGCCTCGGGGGTCGAGCCTGGTGAGTAGTCCACGCCGCGGTCGGTGGTCCACTGCTGATTGACGGCTTTGTACAGGTAGGCGATACCGTCGGAGACCCGCACACCGTGGTAGTCACACCATGTGGCCGGGTCGTCGAGATCGACGGCGGTCATGTCGATGACCGCACCCTTGGCATCCAGGGTGACACGTTGCGAATGCAGATGGACCGCAACATATTTGCCCGCCACGACGTGTGCAGAGTCCCACGCCTCGACGTGTGCAGAGCCCAACGCCGCGACGCGCGCAGAGCCCCGCGCCACGACGTGTGCAGAGTCCCACGCCTCGACGTGTGCAGAGCCCAACGCCGCGACGCGCGCAGAGCCCCGCGCCTCGACGTGCGCAGAGTCGTACGCCTCGACGCGCGCAGAGCCCCGCGCCACGACGCGCGCAGAGTCGTACGCCACGACGCGCGCAGAGGCGTACGACTCGACGCGCGCAGAGCCGTACGCCTCGACGCGCGCAGAGCCCCGCGCCACGACGCGCGCAGAGCCCCGCGCCACGACGCGCGCAGAGTCGTACGCCACGACGTGTGCAGAGTCCCACGCCTCGACGTGTGCAGAGCCCAACGCCGCGACGCGCGCAGAGCCCCGCGCCACGACGTGTGCAGAGTCCCACGCCTCGACGTGTGCAGAGCCCAACGCCGCGACGCGCGCAGAGCCCCGCGCCTCGACGCGCGCAGAGCCCGAATCGGAGAGACGCAGCCACACGCCAGGATCAGATTCGATATAGATCACATCGGCGCGGTCCGCGAGGGCCTGATCCAATTCAGCTTGAGTGTGGACGGTGACGCTCATGACGCCACCGCCTCGGCGGTCAGCGCGCGCGACAGCAGAGCGGCATGGAACCGCAACAGGTTTCGCGCATCGGCCGTGTCCAACGCAAACCCCGATGCATCGCCACCCTGGCCGTCGAACAACGTGAACGTCCAGGAGCCAAGACCCCTGGTCGCCATCCCGGCGACAACCTCACCGTCGGGCGTGGTGACGACGGCATCCATGCCACCGCCAGCGGTCTCGTGGACCTCGTATGGGTATGCTGACATTGCAACCTTCCTTATGGTTTTTGAATGGGGCCTCGCGCTGGCGTCACCAGCGCGGGGCCTACTTCTTGCGGGAGATGTGGTAGTCGGCGAGCAGGTCGCTGGCGAGGTGTTCGTCGGTCGCAGTGCCGCTGTATCCGCTGCGGTGGGACGCCCGACGACTTTCTGTGATGCGCGCGGCCAGCTCCTCGTGACCTATCGAAAACTCCGGCTCAGCCTCGGCGGCCTCGAACTGGGCGGCGCGGTCCCGGAGCTCGGCGATGAACGCGTGGTATGCGTAGGCGTGGAAGGGGCTAGTGGCCCCGATCCGGTCGGCCGCCTCGTTCAACAGCTCGGAAGTGGAGCGTTGGCCCGCCGGGGAGGGCGCCGCGTCGGGGGTATCGGCGCTCACCTCCCCGGCGGTATGCGCGCGCCGCGTCCCCTCGGCACGCGCAGAGTCCGGATCGGCAGCCCAGCGATCTACCTGGAAATCCAAGACCTCAGCGATGTGATCACCGTCGTGGCCGAGGGGCTGGCTGCACACGTAGCCGTAGCCGCGCGGGTTTACCTGCTCGCACAGACCCGAGAAGTGCTCGCGATAAACCGGAACGGTGCGCTTATAGCGCTCGATGTGGCGCTCTTCGATGAGCTGCCGCACCGCGACCAGCTCGTCATCCGACAGCGGAGGTTCCTGCGTCTGATACTTCGGCGCGGTCGCCAAATGCTCATCGAGGTCCAGGAACGAGTAGTCACGGCTGAGCGCATTGGCCATCGCCTGCTCTTCGAGCTTGGCCAGCATCGGGTCGATCAGCTCGCCGAACGCGGCGAGGATGGCGCCGATGTTCTTGATCGCGCGGTCGAGGGGGTTGATGGTCATGAGGACTGGTCCTTGCGAATGCCGAGCGCGGCGTAGATGCGCTGCGCGTACCACGGGGATGCGGAGAATGCGGCCATCTCTTCGGCCACCTGAATGACGCGCGCACGCTCGGCGCGCAGCTTCTCGACCTCGGCGCGCAGCGCGTCCACCTCGGTGAGGTGTTGGTCGGCTTCTTTGAGCGCGGAGAAGAACACCGAGGGGTGCGCGCTTTTCTCGCCGGTGAGCTGGCAGACGGTGCGCACCTTCGGCGCCCGGGCGGTCACGCCTTGCCCCCGCACGACGCCGCGACGCCCGCAGCCAGGCCGCCCCGCAGCTCTGTGAGTTCGTCCTCGAGTTCCTGCAGCCTGGTCAGCGCCTCGTCACGCTCGCAGCGGGCCTGCTCGGCTGCGGCCGCGTAATGGGTGAGCTCGCGGTCCAGCGCCGCCGCGGTGTCGAGGGCGCCGCTATACATCGCGCGCAGATTCGCCACGGTCGCCGCGACATCCGGCGACCCCGCCACCAGATGACGCTCCACCTTGGCCGCGAGCGCATCTACACGCTGCAGCACACGGGTCGCGTAGGATTCATCACTCACTGGCCAACCCCTTCCCAAACAAACGGCTCATCAACCCAACCCGCCGGCACCGCACCAGCGGTGTCCAACGCAAAGAACACCTCGGCCGCCAAATCCTCCAGATCGGCCACCGTCGAGTAATCCACCAGCGGCGCATCCAAACCGATCAACGACAAATCGGCCCACTGTTCGGCGTGGTCCCGGAGCCGGTCGCGGCTCTCCACCACCACGCCCCTGGTCGACTCGCCGACCATCCTGTCGATTGTTTTGTGCTGCAATGAATCCAGCCATGCATCAGCGATTGCGAGGCAGGTGAACCATGCGTCCCGCAACTCGCGCCATATCAGTCCGCCATCCATTCCTTAGAGCCCTTTCGTCCACGTGTTGACGAGCGCATGAACGCCCTCATCAGAACCGACAACCTCGTTATCAATGCGAAGGTCCGGCGTGAAACGTGTTGCGACCCAATGCCCGTTGATGAAGTCCGCGCGGACCAGCCGCCCGTCTGGCGTGTACGCATGCCCTGCAGAATGCGCAGAAATCATGGCGACCACCGGCCCTCACGCTGATCTGCGTCGCGACGATGCTGCCGACAGGCCCGCCCGCTGGATCGGCGGCGCCTCTTCGATCACCGGCGCGGGTTCCGGTCGTGCCGACGAAAACGCCTGCAGCGCATCGCGGATATCGTCATCCGTCATGTACCAGTGGCGTCCGATCTTGCGGGCACGCACAGTGCCGTCATGAATGCGGCGCTTCATCCACCCAATCGGGTCTTTCATGTCCTGCCCGATTCCCCACGCGCTGATGACGTGGTCAATGCGGTGAAGTTTCATGGTTTCGCCTTCGGTTTCGACACCCACACGGGACGTTTCGGTTTCGGCCAGTGCTGCACCTTCGGCCGCGGCCTCGCGTGGAAAGTCATGTCAGCCTCATCGCGTTTCGGATGATGGTGAGCTGATCTATCAGGTCCGTGAGTTCATCGGCGGTGAGAAGGACATCGCCGTCGTTGCGGTAACCGTCACCAACATTCAGGTAAAGCAACTCGGTCCCGTCGTCGCCCTCACCCAACCCGACAGTCACACCGCCGCAAGGATTCTTGATCAGACGCCGAGGATCGGAATAGAACGAGAAGCGACGAAATGGGGAGGTCACGCCGCCACCTCCGCGGTCTCCGGAATCGTGAGCAGCAGCTTGTCCAACAGGGCGCTCATGACTTGTCACCGTTGGCACCGAATTCGGCCTCCATGATGTCCATCAGAAACGGCATCCCCGCCTGCGTGATCCTTGTGAGGTCTTCGCTTGAGACGCTGCGGTTCTCATCCGCGTACGCAGCTTCAGCCGCGCGATGCAGATGCGAGAGGTCCGTCATATCGAGTGCGACGATGTACACCTGGCCGTCACGCCCTGCCACCGTGGCGTACACGCCTTGACCGGGCACTGGCTCGTAGCAGTACACGGTGCCGTCCAGCACATTCGCCTGCCTTGCGGTGTCCTTACTGAAAGTCGTCATGGCTACACCAGCACCCCGGCGATCTTCCGAATGGCATGCGCCCCAGGAGGTGTCACATACAAGGTCTGCCTGACCTGATTGTTGTGATGACGGGGAGCGTTGTGCTGCGGGATTAGACGGAAGTGGTGTTTCCAGTCGGCATAGGCCCGCCACTCGTACTCATCCACCAGCTTCCCGGCCTTCCGCGAGAATCGGCGGCCGATGAACTTGCGGTAGATGCGCTTCTTCTCGACCAGCAGTTCCCGCAGCTCGGTTTCCTTCATGTTGATCTGGTTTGCGAGTGTGCGGAATGTCAGGCAGTCGTCGGGGGACACGAAGTCATCGACGTACTCAGCTTTCGGTTCCAGCTCGCGCGCATAGGCTTCAGCGGCCTCGCGGGCTTCGACTTCACGCGCGTAGGCGCGGAGCGCTTCGGGGAGCGTCTTGGGCACCTGAGCGTCGAGGGAGTAGCTGCCGGTCTTGCGGATTGCAGGCAGCACCTCGCCGGTGATCCAGCGGCGAAACTTGACAGCCTCTGGCTTGTCGGAGCGGATGACGACCTCGTACATGCCCGACTCGGACACGATGGTCGCCTGCTGCGTACGACCGAGGCTGTCAGCGATGGGGTAGGTCTGATCTACCCCATCCGCTAAGCGATCCCGAACGTCCTTGACGTTGCGGATGTCGAGCACCTTGCAGAGGTCGGCGAGGACGAACCACGGCTCGCCGTCGATCATCACGACCCGGACCGGCTGGTCGCCGTAGTCGAACGGCACCAAGTCGGTAGACTTTGGTTCTGACACGAACTTCTCCTTCGTTGTCGATGCCCTCACCCCTGGCCGGGTGAGGGTTTTTTCTATGCGGTGCGTTGTTCGGTGCGTACCCCACGCACCACCCTGGGCACAAAAATATCTCCATCCCCGACGCCGAGCGCTCGCTCAATGGCGATACCGCGCAGTTCGTGAGTGGACTTTGCCCTGCCAGTGGCCAACTGTCCGATCAGCTGCTTTGAGATGGTCGTCGGTATGCCATCACCGCGGCGCTTGCGTTTTTCGGCGCGCGCAATCTTCCGCAACTCACGCGCGGACTCATCAGCCAGCGCCTCATAGGTGAGGCCAGAGCGACGGAGCGCGCGAACAAACAGCGCCAAGTCGCACTCGGCGTACATGTCGCGTGTCGTGAATCCCACTTCCACCTCCTCTCGTTGTGCGGTGCACACACCACACTACACGACTAGTCGCCAACGTCAAGTCCAGACCTGAAAGAATGTGCTGGCAGCGTCGGTGACCAGCAATTACCACCGTGTAGTTCCTAGAAATTGGGGCTATCTGGCGACTATTCGAACAGCGCGACCGAGAGGCATGGTGTACCCGTGAGCGATTCCAACCTCCCACCCGAGCAGTGGAGACCACTGTTCGACGCAATTGGCGTTGAGTTCGGGTACCGGCCGCTCGCGAACCGCATTGGCATGGATCACACCCGCCTACGCCGACTCCTACGCGGCGGCGGAACCAGCACGGAAGCGATCCAGCAGGTCGCAGACGCCTTCAGGGTGCCTGCATCCAAGGTGCGCGAGCTGCGCGGGGATGTCCGCGATGCGGCATTGGAGCCGTTCACTCTGCCCGATGACGCGGGCCGGCTCAATCACAACGAGCGCAACGTCATCCGAGCTATGGTTCGGGCGCTCCTCGACGCAAGGGATTCAGCTCATGCCGATCAATCAATCCAACCTGCTGATTCGTCCGCGCAACCGGATGCACCGGATGAAGCGCCGCAAGACCAGGAGGTGACGGGCGGCTCCACCATCGATACTGACCCGCCCGACTGGAGCAAGCTCGGGGAAGCCGCCCGCAAAGTTGAGGACGAACAAAAGCCCAGCTGACCAGCACCGGTCGATCGAGGCGCGGGAAACGCCTGGAGATGGCGGCCAAATACCTGCGGAGCCTGCCGAACTCCTAGCCAGAATCGAACGGCTCACAGTAAAACGGCGGGACCAGGAATTGCACTAGTGTAATTCCTGGTCAGGGCCGGTTTTTGTCGGTGCCGCCGTCTAGCTTCATGTGCCATGAGTAACCGTTGGCACCCGTGGCGGCACGCCGCAGACAACTACCCCGACGTCATCATCACCTGCCACCGCGAACTGCCCGACCGGATATGGGGCATGACCAGCTTCACTCTCCGAAAGATCTGGCTGTGCAAACGGCTACGCCAAGTGCACCGCCGCTGCACCCTCACCCACGAACTCATCCACCTCGAACGCGGACCGCTCCCCGACGACCCCGCGCTGGCCGCACGGGAAGAACGCATCGTCGACGAGCTCGCCGCCCGCCGACTCATCGAACTGCCCGACCTCATCGACGGTATGCGCTGGACCCGAAACCTCACCGAACTCGCAGACGCGCTGTGGGTCGATACACCGACGCTGCGCACACGCCTACAAACCCTCAACCCCATCGAGGTAGCCGAAATGGAGAGCGCATTAGACGATGAATGGATATGGTCGCCCTGACCTATCCGCCTGAATGAGGACAGACTGGCCAATAGCAATGACAAATAGTCACCACGCAGTCTCACTGGGCAAAGTGATGGCCGCCGCGCTCGGCGCCCTCGCCCTTGTTGCCATCGTCTCCGCCCGCGGCGACAAGGACGACGACTCCACAACGCAATCCTCCGCCACACCAACCACCACCACAGCGCGCGTGAACCCGTACCGGACCATCCCCGGCGACGGCTACCACAACATGGGCGGCGCCGACGGATACGACTACGGCACCTACACCGCCACCATCCCGCCTAATTCCCCCGGCTGCACCTGGGCCATCGTCAGCGTCTCCGAGTATCGCGGCGGCGAAACACTCCGCGAAGGTGAAGCATCATCCGGCACCGTCCGCGTGAACATCCAACCCGACGGTGTTGCGTCGTGGACCGGCACCATCAACGGCGACCACCGCATCATGTTCCGCACAAGCGGCTGCGGAGCATGGACCATGACCGAATAACCACCTCAAACGCAAAAAAGCGCCCCCCACCAGGATATTTACCCTGGTGGGGGCGCTTTTGTTCAGATGCCCAGCGCGTCACCGATGATCTTCGCGGCCCGCTCACTGTCCGACCGGTCCAAATGCGTATACAGCGAGATCGTGGTCTGAATCGACTCATGCCCAAGATGCCGCTGCACCGCGTACATGTTCGCCCCACCCGCGATCATCCACGACGCGCACGTATGCCGCATGTCATGAATCCGGGGCTTCTTCGCCAACCCGGCCGCCCGGGCTTTCGCCACAGCGGGATACCACACATTGCTCCGGAACCCCGGGGCGCGTAGCGGCTTGCCCACAGTGTTGGTGAACAGGAACTCGCCGCCGTAGTCGAGGTCACCCAGCAGCGCGGGGTGCACGCTGATGGTGCGCACCGACCGCTTCGTCTTCGGCGCGCCCAGCTCGTAGCCCGCCCCGTCGTAGGTGCGTTTCCAGCCGCGCCCGATATACACCGTGTTATGGGTGCGGTCCACATCGGCGGGCCTGAGAGCCGATATCTCACCGAACCTCGCGCCAGAGGCCACCATGAACCGCACCAGCGGCTGCCAGTGCGGCGCGAACTGGGCAAGCAGCAGATTGAACTCGTCGCGGGTGAGGCAGCACATCTCCGCGCGCTCCGTGCGTGGCATGCGGGTGTCGGCGGCCGGATTGGTGGGGATCACCTCCGCCTGCACCGCAGTCTTGAGCGCAGCAGACAGGAACCCGTGCCGGTTGGCGATCGTCTTACCGGCCAGGCCGCGCGCGGCAAGGCCTTGAACCCATGCGGCCACGTCGTCGGGGGTGAGCCGGTCCAGCGGGATCGCCCCGATGACGGGGGTGATGTCGTTCCGCAGGTAGGAGCTGTAGTCGTACAGGGTGGTTTTGGTGACGCCGGTGCGGGTGGCGATGTACTGCTGAAGCCAGTCGGTGACCGTCGGCGCGGTTGACTTCTTCAAAGACTGGATGGTGGGTGCGATACCCCAGGCGAGCATGGCTTTCTGCGCGCCGATCGCGTTGACTGCTGCGCAGAACTCTTCGGCGGCCCCCTTGTCGTCGAAGGTGCCGAGTGAGGATTGCCGTCCGGATTCTTTGTGGACGACGGCGTAGCCGGTGGTGCCGTCTGCGCGTCTGCGCGGTCTGATGAACGCCATGCTGACCGGTCCTTCCCGCATGCCCCAAGTGGGGGCAGATTACCCCGTTTTGGGTGACATGTGGGTGACGAGGTGTCTTGTTTCTGTTTTTAGGTCTCTGACCTGCGGTTATCGGTGGAGCTGCCGGGAATCGAACCCGGGATAATGATCGCGTTTCCGCAGGTCAGAGCGTTTTTGGGTCTCCCGTTGGGTGGCGAAAATGAATGAAAATGAACGAGAAACCACAGGTCGCGATGAAAGGCGGGTGACGGCGTCACCCGCGCACGAGTCCACGTGGGGTGAAGCTCGCCGCTTCATATCGCGTGGGTTAAGCCAGGACGTAAACCAGCAGCATGGCCTCGGAGATGCCCGCCGCCGGGTACTGGTTCCCGATGCGGGGCCACGAGGGCGAGCACATCCTGTCGAAATCGGTGTCCGACATCATCGGCCGCACGATGCGGCGAGCCGGGGTGCGCGGCACACCGCATTGTTTGCGGCACTGGTACGCCACGACGCTGCTCGACAACGGCGCAGACATTCGCGTCGTGCAAGAGCTGCTGCGTCACAAGTCCATCGCGACGACGCAGATCTATACGAAGGTGCCCGACGCGCGCCTGCATGACGCGATCACCTCGCTCGACCCGTGGCGAGCACTGCGGCCGCGGATCACGCAGACGCGACCAGATCTGTCGGTCGCGAGCTGACCCTTTTCCCGTCGGTGTGGCCGGCGGCGTTTACTATGCGGCGGCATGGAGAACGTTCCACCATCACCGCCGCCCGGCTGGTATCCCGATCCGGCCGGTAGTGGGGGACAACGCTATTGGGATGGGCAGCGTTGGACCGAGCACTATGCGCCGCGGGCCGTCGCCGCGCAGATCGCTGACCGTCGGTTCACGGTCAATTACGGGTTCGCGCTGCTAGCGTTCTTCTCGCTCCTCGCGACGGTTGGGCTGCCGCTGCTGGCAATGGCCGGTGGCGCCGGGGCCAGCGTTGGACCGTTCGCCATCCTGTGGATGCTGTGGGGTGGCATGTGGACGCTTGTTTGGACGGCGTTCGCCATCCAGCACACGTTGCGCAATCGGCGCTGACGATCTGCCGCCGAGGGAACCGCTGACGCCTCGCGCGCGTCTAACTGTCATGCGAACCGTTGAGGCGATCGCCGCCGAACTCCAGGCCCTCGCGGCGTATCGACGGGTTTCGGGGTGCTCGGTTCGGGTGATCGACCGCCTGTTGGATGAGCGGCTTGCGACCAAAAAGGTGGCCCCGAACTGGGGGGTGCCCACCGACCCAAGATAGATCGCACAGCAGCGTGCGATATTCGGCTGGGGTGCGCCCCGGCCGCGGCGCACGAACAGGACCTGCCGACGGCCGCAGATCCCGGCCACCCGCAAATCCCCGATATGCGGCGGGACGGCGTCGCGCGTCCTACGCCTCTACTGTAAAAGGTTTACAGTAGAGGTGTGACTGCCAACAAAGTCGACCGGATACTCAACGCGTCGGTGTCCGACGTCGGTAGCCGCATCGCAAAGGCAATTGAAGACCAGTGGTTCGAGAAAAAGAGCGCCCGCGTAGGTGGTCAAGCGCTTGGCCAGGCGCTCGTAGCTTTTGCCAACGCCGAGGGCGGCGTCATTGTGGTCGGCGTCCACAACGGTGCCGTGGAGGGAGTGAACTCTGAAGGAACCCGCCGCGTCAACGAGCTGCGCCAGGCGTCCATTGACCACACCTCTCCGCCTGTCCGATTCAGCTGCAATGAGGTCACCTGCATCAACAAGGACGGCAAGCGAGATGCGCTCCTAGTATTTCGAGTCGACCCCGGGGAACGTGTCCACGAGATGAAGAACGGCGACTGTTACTTGAGGGTTGGGGACGAGACCCGGAAGCTGAACTACTCGCAGCGCCAAGAACTGGAGTTCGACAAGGGTCAAGCTCAGTACGACGGCATGCCGGTGAGCGGCGGCTACACCGTCGCAGACTTGAAGCAGTCTCTGCTCGAGAACTATCGGGGCACGACAGGCGCCAAGTCCACCGAAGGAATACTGCACGCACGCAGCCTCCTTACGCGGGACGGCGCACTGACGAACGCGGGCATGCTGCTCTTCGGCAAGCACCCGCAGCGGGCCTTCCCAGAGGCATACATCCGTGTCCTGAGGTACATGTCTCCCGAGAGGGGTACCGGTTCGCAGCTAAACCTGTATGACGGTGGTGACATCAAGATCGAAGGGCCGATACCGACCGCCATTCAACAGGCGGCGAAGGTGATCGAGCAGTTCGCGCCCAAGCGGCGGTCCCTCGACTCAAGTGGGCATTTCACAGGCATCGACCTTGTGCCCCGAGATGCATGGCTCGAAGGGCTCGTCAATGCGGTCATTCATCGCAGCTACAGCCTCGCCGGAGACCACATTCGAGTCGAGGTCTTCCCCGACCGGATCGAGATTGAGAGCCCTGGACGGTTCCCAGGGCTGGTGGACCCGTCGAAGCCGCTGGAGATCAGCCGCTACGCAAGAAATCCCCGGATAGCACGGGTATGCGCGGACCTCCGGATCGGCCAAGAGCTCGGAGAAGGTATCAAGCGGATCTTCGATGAGATGCGCAAGATGGGGCTAACCGACCCTGTCTATCGCCAAGGCACGGGCAGCGTGCGGCTGCGGTTAGAAGCCATCCCGAGGCTGGCCCCGGAGGTGGCAGCCAGGCTCCCGAAGGGAAGCCAAGCAATCCTTGATGTCCTGCGGGTGGCCGCGTCCCCGATGGGCACCGGCGAGATAGCCGAAGCGCTGAACATGAGTCGACCGACTGCGTCGACCCGACTTCAAGCACTCCGAGACGAGGGGCTCATCGAATGGATCGGTAAGTCCCCGAGGGACCCGAGGGCTGCGTGGGCTTTGGTCACACCGAGCTAGCGGATCGAAACCCCCAGATCGCCGGAACCTCTAAGGCCGCGGATTTTTAGAGTAGGTGCTAAGCAGGAAGGCGCATCGCATCGTTTTCGCAGGTCAGAACTTTTTCTAGGCCTGAGAATGCTCGCCTGAGTTTTCTAGCTCATTTACAGTTGGGCTAGCCCACACGGAGGTAGTTGACGACTTCAACTACCCGGCCGTGAGGTGGGTCTGGCGTCTGAACGACAGCGGACGTGCTGAAGTAATCCGCGTGGATGGAATCGTAGCTGTTGGCTGGATGACCTCGACAAAGTTACTAGTCGAGTGCCAGACAAACCGGCACCGTAGTGTAGCTGGAGCGGCGGTAGCCAGTCGCCTTGCTGCTGCTAGCGCACACTCAGCGTTCGTCGGGCCAGGCATCGCCCGGGTAACTACTGGCGGGGTGCTTCTCGCTTGATCAGGTGAGTCGCGCCGATTACGACAGCGACAACCGAGGGAACGATGACGAGTGCGTTGACGTCCTCCGATGAGATCAGCCAGTAGGAGATGACACCGAAAACCAGACCGACCAATGTCAGGATCAGGCTGGGAAGGTCAAGGCGATGCCGGGTCGCGTTCTCGTGATTCGTTATCACTGGCTACCCTCCTCGTTCGATTCTCGACCTTGGTTACAACCCAGTTGGTTCGTTTGCGGCCATTCTTAACGATTGCGTCTTCGCGGACCTCAAGCCAGAAGATGTCCTGCTGACGGATGGCCAAGCCTCGCGCCACTCGGCCAAGGAACTTTTCGTCTTCGACCGTCACATTACGGGTTCCGCTCGTCGTTTTCACCCTCCACCTGGTGGGGTCGTCGAAATCGATGGCGGACATCTGTGCCTCGACCTCAAATGTCTGCGAGGTCTCTTCGATCTCGTCGTCTGGCCTCGCCGCGTCATAGTCGGCGCGACCGAGGGCGAACATTTGAGGAGGTTCACCCGGTGTGGCGATCTCCTCGGCGAGTGCCGTCTGAACCTTGAGATCGATGTCGGCGTCGATTCGCACACCCGCCAGGTCTTGGACCTCGTCGAGGCTCATGCTGCGTTCTCGCTGCAGCTTCTGAATCAGCGTGTCGATGGTTTTGGGGCGAGCGGTGATGTCAAACAATTCAGAGGGGCAGGCTTGCCAATCGGTCGTGTAGAGCGTGGCGGCGACCTCGGCGGCCAGCTCGTTGTGCCACAGCATCACCTCGTTGTATCTGGCGTGCTGTTCGGGTGTAGCGGTACCGCTGAAAAGAGCTTCCCCGAGCCGTTTCAGCTCACCTTTGCTCCACGCCGGCGCCACGTTGATGATGCTCGATGGGCGATTCTCCACCGGCGTAGTCTCTCAGGTCGTTCGCTTCGAGGTGTCCTAGAACCTAGCGGGCGAGCGGCACTGAGAAACAAGGAAACCGCCCCCAGCCCGAGACGGCCCGGGGGCGGTTTCTTCGCGCGCAGGCGTCTATTGCGCCCATCGGCGATCGCCAGCGATGCGTTCCTTGCGCTCGGTGCGGATCTCTTCGCGGATCCCGCCGATGTCGCGCTCGACGCGCCGGAACCCGTCGACCACCAGGTCGCGCAGGTCGTCGAGATCCTCGCGCAAGTTCGTGTCGTGCGTGTTCACCACGTGTTCGTGGATCTCGTCGGTTTTCGCGTCGACTCGTTTGGCCCTGGCGCGACCGCGGCGTTGTCCTCGGATCGCGACCCACAGCGCCGCGAACGCGGGCAGCGACCCGGGCAGGCCGATGATGAACAGGCCGAGCAGATCGATGGTGTCGTCGGGGTTGTAGACCTCGGCGGCTGTGTTGATCGCCGATCGGAGGACGTCGATCATCCGAGCCGAAGGTTGTCGATGGCCTGCTGTGCCAGCGGTCCCACGACGGGTACTGAGCCGACGGCCGCGCCAAGCGTTTCGGAGGCTGCCTGCTTGACACGCTGCACTTCGGCGGTCGCGGCGGTGGCGACCTGCACGGTCTGTTCGATCGCGGTGATGGCCGTGTCCGCCGGGGCGGCGACGACCAGTGTGCCGTCTTTGCGCTGCTTGCCGAGGACCACACCTGCTGTACCGGCCGCCCCGCCGCCGATCAGGCCGCCGAGGGTGGTGAGCAATGCGAGCAGCTGGTTGCCCTGGCCCTCGCTGATGAGGTTGAGCGCGACGAGGATCGCGATCAATGGGGTGATGGCGGCGGAGATGAGATAGAACCATTGGCGGAACGTGGTCATGATCATGCACCTTTCTGGTTGGCGAGGAACTGCTGAAGCGCCGCCGGGTTGACGGCCTCGATCTGCTTGAGCGCGTCTTTGGCCTGGTTGACCGGGCCGGGTGCGTTGCCGTACTTGCCCTTGCCGGCGGCGGTGCGCACGATGCGTGCGATTGCGTCGGTGTCGCCAAGCAGCGCCTGGCGCTCGACGTAGCTTTCGTGGTCGCCGTGCGCGTCGAGCGCGCGGATCATGTCGATGATCGGCACGTCCGGTTCGCCCGGGGTGGCGTAGATAGACAGTGACGGGACTCGCAGGTTGGACATCAGTAACTCCTCGATCGGATCAGCGGGGGTGACTTGGGAGATGAGTCGGACATAGAGCTGCTCGGCCTCGGCGAACCGCTCGTCGTAGCGGGTCGGGTAGGCCGACTGCTGCACACTCTGGGCGTAAGAGCCGGGTGAGCGTGAGGTGTTGTTGTAGTCGAGTTTGAGCAGCCGGTCGTAAAACAGCGCCGCCGAGCTGGCCGGGTCCATACAGGTAGCGGCGTCGCCCCACCACCAGGCACCGTTTCCCCACACCACCTGCTGCTGGAAGATGCCGACCGAGCGGCCGTCGTTGCCGACCGCCTCGTGCGGGATCACCATCGACTCGGGAACCTTCGGGTTCGCGTAGACGGTGATGTTCGATTCGACCAGGGCGACGGCGAGCGCAATCTTGATGCCGCGCGGCGTGATGCCCATCTCTTGGCCCTTGCGCATGATGGCCAGCGCGTGTTGGTCCTTGGTGCTCAACTGCGCGGCCGGCGCGGGCGCCGAGGGTGCCGCGGGGGCGGCCGGCGCGGCGGCGGCGTAGCAATAGCCTTTCGGCGGGATCAGGGTGGCGCACTGATCGAAACTCACCCAATACCCGTACGGCCGGAATCCGCTGTCGGCGACCCACACCGCCCGGGCGGCCGGGTTGTCGTCGTAGCCCATCGCCGCCACGTAGTGGTAGGTGGTGCCGCCCGAGTAGGACGGCGACACACTGCCTTTGACGCCGCGCGGCTTGTTGCTCGGCGGCGCAACCCAGTTCATGACGACGCCGTACCCGGCGTTGATCGACGCAACGAGGTTGCGCCACAGGGTTTCTTTCTGCGCCGCGGTCGGCGGGTCGTTCTCGATGTACACCGAGGTGTAGCGGGCGTCGGGCACGATCGCATCGAGTACCCGCTCGATCAGGCCGACGTAGTCGGTGCCGCGGGTGGTGGTGCCGATCTGGCGCGCGAGGTCGGATTCGGCCTTGATGATGCCGCGCGAGTTGAGCACCACTTGCGTCGCCGCGGGGCCGCACCAATAGCCGGTTTCCTGCGGGACGATGCTGCGGTCGTACGGCAGCAGCTTTTCGGTCACGGGCTGTCCTTTCGGGCATAGAAAAACCCCGCGCAACTCAGGTGGCGGGGTTGGGTTATATCGGGAACCGGAAAACTAGATCCATGTTTATGGTGTTAAAGTATGGTCCAAGTTTCTGGTACTATTTCGGTATGTCGAGCTACCGGGTTGAGATCGAGACCAGCGCCGCGAAGCAGATCCAGCGGTTGCAGCGCGGCGAGCAGAAGCGCGTCATGGTCGCGATCACCGCGCTTGCTGACGAGCCCCGCCCGCACGGCTGCACGAAGCTGTCCGGCACCACCGACGCGTACCGGATTCGCGTCGGCAACTTCCGCGTCGTCTACGTGATCGACGACGGACTTCACATCGTCAACGTCACCCGCGTTGGCCACCGCAGAGAGGTCTACAAGCGATGAGCGTTCTCGTCCCAATCAGCAAGGCTAAGGCTAAGTTGTCCGAGCTCGTGCGCCAGAGCGAAGACACTGACGTTGTTCTGATGAATCACTCCACACCGGCCGCCGTGCTGATCTCGGTGGAGCGGTACGAAGCCCTGCAGGAGGAACTCGAGGATCTGCGGGACCGGCTGAGTGTGCACGAGCGCAGCGGGGTCACCGTCTCAGTAGACAAACTGATGGCCGAACTCGGGATCAGCGCCGACTGAACAAGGTTCAGAAGTCGGGCCGGTCGTCGATGATCTTTTCGACGAGCGCGATTGTGCCGGTGGCGAATCCGTAGGACAGCAAAGCGCTGAGCACCACGCCGCCGAGCAGGCCGACGCCGAGCCCGACCCACGGGAACGGTTTCTCGATACCGAGGATGGTGTAGTTGTCGGGGTGGTCCATCAGGCCGCAAGCCCGGTGAACGAGATGGGTGCGGTCTGGATTCGGATGATGTCGCCGGACACACCGCCTTTGGCGACCGAGGCTGCCGCCGAGGCGAGAAAGGTGCCGCCGGTGGTGGCGGTCCAGAACGACACGTGGCTGATGGTTTCGGTGGCGTTGAGCGTGAACTCTGGGGTGTTGGCCAGGGTGATCGCCCCGCCGGTGGCGGCGTTCCATGTGCAGGCCACGCGGGTGGTTTGTGCCGAGGGCGCGGCGGTTCCGTTCGCGCCGGGGTCGCCGGTGTGCAGTTGGGCGTATACCGTTGTCGGCGGTGTCCACACGCTGTTGCGGAACGCGTGATCGAGTAGCTCGTTGGCGAGCGTGGCAGAAATTCCGGCCATCAGGTGATCCTTTCGATTGTGGAGCGTCCGGGGAGACTGGTGCAGGGCACGTCGCGGTCTATCGATCCGTCCGGGTGGAGTCGGTCGGCCAAGAAGTCGAATGCGGGTGCCAGCGGGTCCGAGAACGGGGTGTATTCGTAGTCTGCGAGTTCGACCACGAGCGGATCTGTGGTGATCACCTGGGTTCCACGGGGCACGAACATCGGTTGGTCCAGGGTTAGTGTCATGGTCGTTGTCATTGGTACGCCCTAAACCACACGCCCCCAACGGCACCGGCGCCGCCGCGTGTGCGCGATCCGAAGATGCCGCCGTTGCCGCCCGCACCACCACCGCCTGGTGGGTTGCCAGCTGAGCCGTTGCCGGTCGCTGCCGCGCCGCCTGTGTAGGTGGTGCCGTTGAGCGTTTGGGAACCGGCCCCCTCGCCTGTGCGACCGGAATCGACGGTTCCGTTGCCGCCGTTGGCGGTGAGCGTCCCGTACCCCGGGGCGGTCACCGTGGACGCGGTGCCGTTGTTGGGGCCGCCGAAGTCGGAGTTGGGGGCCTGGGCACCACCCGGCCCCACGGTGCCGGTCAGTTGCGTCGCAGACCAGGCGATGTGGTTGCCCCGCTGTAGGGTCCATGTCGCCCACTGGCCAGCTTTCCCGCCTTTGCCTTGCCTGTTCAGTGCCCCATCGCCCGTCTGTCCCGATGCCCCGCCGCCAAGCGCGATCGCGTCGATGTAGTCGCACCAGCGCGGGAACGTGTAGGTGAACGCCCCAGAGGAGGTGAACGAGGCGCTGGCCGGGGAGTTGGGCGGGAATCCGAGCGTCGCGGCCGTGGACACCGACGCCACCGCCGACGCCAAAGCCAGCACATTGATCTTGGTCAGCGCCACTGCCGTATCGAGGTCGGCCACCACCGACAGGTTGATCGGGGCGGTGCGCCCCAGTGTCGCGCCGCCGCCCGCGCCGACGGTGACGCCCGACAGGTCGACACCGAGCACTTTCTGCAGCCCCACCGACCCGGCGAACACCGACCCCGTATCCGCAAGGTTCACATCGGCCACCTGGGCCAGCGACACGGCGGTATCAAGGTCCAGTGTCATCGGTGTGCTGATCGGCGCGTCCTTCTGCAGCGTCACACCAGCATCCACACCGAGGTTCACTGGAAAGCCCATCGCGGCGACCTTCTGCAACGACACCGACGCTTCAGCAACGATCTCCACGTGCAGCCCAAGGGCTTTGAGAGCTTGAAGCTCGGCCGCGGTGACGCACGCGATCTCCACCGGCGCATCCAGCCCGTACACTGCCCACCACGCGGTCTGATGCTGCACCGGCGCGGGGTCGGGAAGCTCAGCGAACCACGCCGTGCGGTGCTGCCGCTGTGGAACAGACGGCGACGGGGACCAGGGCACGTCAGGCCACCTTGGTCACGGCAAACCAGGTGTTGATGCCGCCAGCGTCCCCGACGACGGGGAAGGTGACACTGCTGCCAGACGAGCGCTGATTGATGTAGAGCCACATCGCAACCTGGTCTCCTGCTTGGAGATAGACCCCTGCCACGCCAGCGACCTCGCGGTCATTTCCAGACCCCGACCCGAGACCTGATGCCGCAACCAGCTTGTCGCCCGTCCTGATCTTTCGCACGCCGTTGACGAACACATCCATCGACAAGATGGTGCTGGTCGTGATGTCAGCGTTGGCTGCAAGGCGTCCCGACACCAGATATGTGCCTGTCTTGCTCACGGTCAGGGTGCCGGTGGCGGGATTCCATACCAGGTCGGAGGAGATGTACTCCAGGGTGTCGAACACGTTCTCTAGGCGAGCTGACGCATTGTCTAGCGTGAAACTCACCGCCGTGGTGCTCGCCCGATAGGCGCGGAACGTCGTGCCCAGCACCGGGACTGGGGTGTTGTCGGCGATGGTGACGCGGGTGATCGCCGACGGCAGCTTGAGCGCGCCAAAGAACGTGGCCGACGCGCCGCCCCAGCCCCAACGCCGGAATCCGGCGCCCAAGCCGGTCACATTTCCCGTATCGGACCATCCCGCCATGATCGAGCCGCCCAGTGACAGCCCGAACACCCGGGCGTTCGCGCCCGAACCGCACAGCAGTGCCCAAATCTGCCCGGGAGACCTGGCGGCCGAGAACTCCGCGGTGTAGGTGATGACTTCGCCCGCTCCGATGTTGTAACCCATGCGGATTCGCGTCGGGAATGAGTTCCCTTGGCCGATCTCGGCGAACACGTACTGCGTGCCGTCGTCGCTGACCCGTCCATAGATGCGGTCGGTGGCGTTCGATTGGGCCACCTGCGTGCCCAGCACCACCGTGACCTTCTGGAAATCGGTCTCCGTCCTGGCGTCCACCTGATCCAGTGATCGGATAAACCGACCGATCTGGGTGGCAGACCCGACCGGTACCAGCTCGGCCTGGTGACCATCGGCGATGACATACTTGCCGCCAGTCGCGGTGCTCGCAGAGTATGTCTGGTCCCATCCGGGGCCGATGTCGGTCGCGTTCTCGCGCTCGAAGTCGTCGCTGCCCGTGACGCCCCCGTTGCCCTCCCCGTCGGCGATGGCCTGCAACTGTGCGAGCAGCGCGGCATTGGCGGCGGTGGTGGCGGCCAACTCGGCGACCTGTGCTGCCGCCTCTTCACGACTTGTCGTGTCCTGCGATCGGCCGGTGATGGCGTTGAAGATGTCGCGCCAGGTGTTTCGGATATCGTCGAACACGTCCGCGATCGCGTCCCCGGCGTCGGCGAGGTCGTCCTCGAGGTTCTCGACCAGGTCTTGACCGAGCTGCCCCAGCACCGCGCCAGGATTGGTGAGCAGGTTGTTGGCCAACGTGGCCAGGTTGGACAACGCTTCGGCCGCGTCCTGTACGCCATCCTCCGCGCGATCGCGAATCCACTCGATCTCATCCGACAGGTCGAAGATGTCATCGAGCAGGTTGCCAGACGGATCGATACCGAGCGCCGACAAGGCCGATTCCACCCATGTACGAACGAAATTCAGCAGCGACGCCAAATCCTCAGGCAAGTCTTTGGTGAACGCCTGCGGAATCTTCTGCGTCGCCTGCAGATAGACATTGTCGAACTTGACCACACCGCCGGTGGCCTCTTCAGCGACCACCCACTGCACCGACACGTGGGTTACACCTTCCGGCACTGTGTAAGAACCCCACGCGTTCAACGGCCCCCACGGCTCAGTGCCGGTCGGTGACTCGTCCGAAGCCATCCACACCGCGGCCTGCGGGTTACCCTCGCCCATGTACGGCACGATCTCGACCCGCACCGCGTTGGACCCGGCCGCGGCCACGACCGACTCGTACTTGACGTCCACGCCAGCCTTGAGCACCCAATCCTTGGCAACCGGCTGCGGCTCGGTACGGCGAACCTTGTAGGTGCCGTCGCACTGCACCCGCGCGCATCCCAGCGGTGTCGATCCGGGCGCACCGTCGGTCGCGTCATGAGTGACACCATCGCTCTCCACGATGGTGACCGGGTCATCGAACCCGCCTTCGTAGAGCAGCGTGATCGTCTCGTCGGTGAGCAGGCCGATCGGCAACGGACCCAGCAGCGCCGCGGTGATCCGGGTGATGGTGCTGATGAACGGCTGGACCACGACGGCGACGAACGCCTTGCGCATGGCGTTGAGGTCGAACTCGGGGTCAGTGAAGTCGACGGTTCCGAAGAACTCGCGCATCCGGGCGAAGAACCCGCCGAGGACCGACGCGGCGTCGTTCGGGTCACTGTCCGGGATGCCGGTGATCCACTCGACGATGTCCCCGAGAATGGGGATGTTCAAAGCCCAATCACGCAACTGGTCGAACGACGCCTCACCAGGGATGAACACCCCAGCGACCGCGCGCACCACCCACGCCAAAAACTGCTCGATGAACTGCTCACCAATCTCAAGCAGCTGCTGAACAGTGAACGGACGCTGCCACTGCAACGCCGACTGCTCCGGGTGAATACCCGGCTCAGACGGCACCGCATGAGCCCACTCCGGCAACGGATCAAACGAAGACGTCATGACAGCGGCAAAACCTCAACCGAAAACATCGACGTAGAAGCAGAAGTCGTGTACGTCACCGAACCCGCCTGACGTTCACACCGGAAATAGATCGTCGCCGGTGTACCGGCCGCCACACGATCAAACCCATCCGACGAACCAGCCGCAGGTCCCGCCACCAGGATCAGCCGCTCCGATTGCGCCACACCGGGGCACCGGCCAATCACGTTGCCGCCAGACTCACCGTTCAACCGGGCCACCAAATCAACCCGAACATCCGCACCCTCACCAGTCACCACCGTGTAACCGGACACGCGGGGCCGCCAATCAAACGGCTGAGCCGGAATAGACACCTGCGCCAACGTCGAGTTCGCGTTACCCGATGCAGTGTTGTTGATCGACGCCGGAACATACCGGTCCCCCACACGCTGCGCCGCCAACACAAACCCGTCCGCAGTCGAATTCACCACCGGCACCTGACCCGCAACCGGGGAAGGATCAACATCCGTCGGGTCCCACACCGCTTCACCATCCGCGCCCTTCGCGCCGGCGTGCAGCGCCAGGTTCAACCGGTACACACCCGGCGTGGATGTTCCAGGCGGGGTGATCTCAGTGAACGACGCCTCCGCCGGAGTCGGATCATCCGGGTCCAGCTCCGTCAAATTCACCGTCGTATCGAACGTCGCCGGAACCCCCGGATCACCCTGCTCGATCGCAGGCACACCAACACCGATACCGCCCTGCGGACGCAACTGAAGGATCGCCGCACCCGATGAAGGATCAACAGGAATCTCCACGATCCCCTCAAACAAGTAATGAGTCCCAGCGGGATTCAAAGGCCACGACATAAGGGCACGCTCCATTCAAATAGGGCGAGTTGCAGAAGAAATAGGATTGGGGACGCTTATCCCTGCGGTGACAGTGTGAGAACAGACAACGTTTCAAAAATCCCCGTGATGAACCGCTGATGCTTCGCCAGCGGAGCCTCCGACTTACGGCCATCCCCCATTTGCAGGAGCACCTTCCGCTCATCCTGGGTAACCCGCCACATCACGTTCTCGATGTAGTCAGTCACCATGCGGGTACGCGACATGAACACCAGCGACATCAGGCCGCCGCGAAAAACGTTACGGCCCAACGCATACTGGGCACCGTTGCGGAACTGCACAGTCGCCGTCGTCTTGCCCTGCGAATCAAACAAAGCGTTGATGAATGCAAACACCGTTTCGATGTTGTACGGCGCCGAAGCTGTCGGATAGAACCGCTCGATCGCCGGATGGTACGGGCCAACATCATCACGCCGGTCGTAGTGCTGAATCAACTGGAACGCCAGGAAGCTGTTGTTCAGGAACCCCGACAGCAGATCGGACGGTATGCCGGTGAATCCAACAACGATCATCAGCGAGTCGATTAGCCATGCGAAGGTGGCATTCATCAAGTCGTTCAACCACTTTGGGGAACGGCCACCAATAATGTGCTGCCACCCCTCAGGGGTGTGGTCAGTGATCGTGCACGCATCGATACCGGTGTCCTCACCCGGCTCAGGCGCCACGAAATAGGCGTATGGCTGCTCGAAATCCACACCCAACGCGGGCGCATAAAACACGCCGTCCATGCCGGGAACCTGCTTGATGACCGGTTTGAAGATGTCCCCCAGCGAGCCGCCAAGGTCAATCGTGGTGCGCAGCACCGAATCAAGCACGGTTTTCGTCGGACCAGTGATCTGCGACCTGTCCACCGTGGAAAACACGTAGGTAGGCTGGTCCAGGTTCGCCCACCTGTCAGGCTGCGGATCACCTGGAAGCCACAAATCCATGCGGGTATCCACACCGTACGACTGGGTAACGTCCTTGATGACGGCCTGAACGGTTTCCATCCGCACTGTCCGCGCGACCATCGGCGACGTGTCCAGCAGTGGATTGGTGCGTGACACATACACCGGGGTTCGCAGCATGCGGGTGAACGCCTGGACCGACAGCCCGTCCCGCGACAGGGCTTGCAGAACGGTGCCGAACCATGCCCGGATATCCGGGTTTAACGACAGGCCGTTGTTGATGAACTCCAGCCACCCGGACTGCAACCGCAGAGCGCATTCTGCGACCATGTTCTCCACGACGGTTTGCAGCGCCCACACGAAGATCGCGTGCGAGAACGGCTGTGCCTGAATCGGCAGCCACCACGACGGCCAAATCACGTAGTAATTGAGGATGTCGCGGATACCGCGCAGTTCAGCGGTGCCGGTCCATGCGCTGTCGCGGTACTCGTAGGTGTGGTTCTTCGTGTAGAACGCATACCGCAAACCGGCTGTCTCGACGATGACACCGACCATCGTCTTTTTGCAGTCCATGAACAAAGGGATGAGAGGGCTGTTCCCTTTGAGGACGATCCGGCCGGTTTCAACATCGTTGCGCGGGTCAGCACCCGACGCCTCGATCAGGTCGCCACCGACAGCGCCCATCGGCTGCCAAAACTTGTCGCACACCGTGAACCGGAACGACGTGTCTACCTTCGATTTGCGTTCCGTCAACGCCCGCGCGGTTCGTGCGATCCTGTTCGGGTCGCCGGACTGGAGGGCGGATTGCCATGCGGCTGTTTCGCGTTCAAACTTCGACAACCGTCATCCCCCTCCTTTCCTGGTTCACAGGCGTCACAAATTCACCCCTCACCGAGGTATCGGCCGGGGCTTGCCACTCCAGTGGCTACATCGGGTAGCGGCGCAACGGAGTCCCCGAAAGAATCACCTTCGAGTCAGCGTTGCCACCAACAATTTCTGTCTTCACAAAGAACTGCTGCGCCGGTTCGCCAGGTGACTTCGCGGGGATCGCCGCGTTCTCACTGAACCGGCCCGACAGGTACTTATAGAAATTGCCCTGCGGGGGAACAATCCCAAACAGCGACCCAATCTGGTCGGTGAACGCGTTCCGCTCCGAGAAGAACGACAACAACGACTTCACCGCCTGCTGGAAAATGTTCAACTCCTGCGGCGACGGCGGCACCGACGTCAAATCCTGCACCAACGTCGTCTGTGAGCGCGGGTCGGTACGTAGGAACACAATCTGATTGGGCAGCAGCGGACCAAACTCCACATACTCATCCGCGCCGGGACCGTCATACAACCGGAACGTGCCCGGGCCAAACAAGGTCGCGTCCCAATACATCGGCTGGTCACCAACATTGACCATCGACACAAACCCCGACTGGGTGACATTCGCATTGTCGCCCGCCGACACTTTCCGCACTGGAGCTGGTGTCGCCTGCGTGATCAACGCGCCACCGGCCTGCATACCAAACCCAATACCCCGATAATCCGGGCCAAGCTCGCTACCAGTGCCGGTTTCCTTGTGCGACAAGATCGGCAACCCATTGCGCAACACTTTGAACATGCGCGGATCGCCCTCATACCCGGCAACCAGGGTGAACTTCTCCCCAATCAGCGGGGCCACCAGAAGCGGCCGCTGAAACATCACCGTCTGCGAGAAGTTGTTGAACCTCGACAGCTTGATCCAGTTGCCCTGCACCCGCATGCGGATGCCATTACCGTCCCAGTCTCCGTTGCTGTCGCGGCCCATGCGAGCCCACAGGTCATTAGCCCCACTATCAGGCAGGCTCCACTCTTGGAACCCGCCGAGCACCATCGACACAACCTGGTTATCGGTGTCGGTGTCGAAATCCTTGTACGGCCCGCACACCACCTCGCGGGTATCCGTTGTCAGCGGATCGTCCGGGTCGTCCCGCCACCTCGCCTGGTCACCATTGGCGTAGATGTACCCGCCGCCGTCACCCTCGTAGTACAGCGGCCAGTCCGCGCCGAGGTCCTGCGTGCCCGACGTGTCGTAGTTGAACGTGTCGGTCATCGACTCGTACTCGAACTGGAAACTCGCCGCGTAGTCGTAGGTACGCCAGAACCCCGAATCGGCCCGCAGGCGCAAACTTTCACGCTGCCGCTTGCCGATCTCCAGCGGTGCTTGCGGCGCGCCCTGGAACCACCTGACCGGCGCCCACCAGTGCCCCATGTCGTGGGTGAGGAAGTTCAACGTCGATTCCTGCTTCGCGTCGATCGACGCGACCAGATCGCGGTAGACCCTGCGCGTCCACTTCGGCGACCGGCCACGGCATTCCACCCCCACCTCAACCTCAATCGGGTCGTAGAGCGCATCAATATTGGTGATTCCGTCCTCGGTGGCGCCCTTCTGGTCGATGTGTTTCCACGGCGGGATCAGGCCCTTGAGGGAGGTGAGGTGCACCATCTCCGGGGCTACAACCCGGTCAGGGACCGCCATCCCGCCCATCATGTGGAAAGTGATCGACTCGTCGTAGGCGTCGAGCCACATCATCGGCTTTTCACCCTTGGCGAGGTCATACCATCCGTGCGGGGTTACACCAGTGGCGGGGTAATGCTTCTTAGCCATTTACCCTCCCGGCATGACGTACTGGTTTTGCAGGTGATACGCGATGTCGCGGCCTGTTCCGTCTTCGGTGGCGCGCTGGTTGTTGACCGTGATGTTCGTGTCGCCACCCTGGTTGACTTGGGTTTGACCCTGGCCTGTGGCTTGCGGATCAATGTCCTTGCGCTGCTGGGATGCTTGGCCGGCCAGGTTCGGCAACGCCGGGGCCGCACCAGCAATCCCCCCGGCAATGCGGGTGATCCAGTTGTTGTTCGCCAAATCCGAACCGCCCGTAGGCAAGAACGTTTCCATCAACCCCTGGGCACCGATCGCGGCGACCTGGCCGCCGTACTCGATGGCACGGTTGATCAGCTTCACCCCGGTCTGAGCGGCCTGCCCCGCGCCGGGGGCCAGCGCGTCCAACGCCATCCCGCCGGCCTGCACCGCCATTCCGAGCGCGCCGCCACCGTCCATGCCGATCCCACCGGAACCGGACCCGGCGTACGGTGCGACGTTCGCGCCGATGGTTGTCGTGTTCGTTGGGCCACCAGTGAACAGGCCTTGTGGCGCACCCGGGGCCATCGGGCCGCCACCACCACCGGTGGTGGGCAGCGGGGCAGGGTTTGGTGCCCATGCACCCGACGAGATGGGGGCCGGACCTGGCAGCGGGCCGGCACCTGTGCCCGACGCGGGACTTCCCGCTGCCGGACCGGTAGCCGTGGACCCGCCGGTCGGGACAGCCACACCAACACCGGCACCTTGAGCGGGCCAGTTCGTCACCGACACCGGCACCGGGCCGCTGCTCGACGGCGCCAATGCAGGGGCAGCAACCGTGGTCGCTGCCGGTGTGCTCACAGTCGGGGTTGCAAGAGCGCTCGGGGCCGCTCCGATCGGCCGGTAGTAATGCGACGTGAACGCCGGATCGTCGGCGCCCGTGCCGCCGATACCACGCCGCGCCGCTGCCTCGTCAGTGCCCCAGTTGAACGGGGTGCCGCCAGGCAGCGTCGCCTGCATGTGGCTGGCGTTGAAACCGACCCGGAAATCGCCAGGCCCGCCCATGCCCTTGATGAAGCCATGCTCGGTAAGCCACTGATCCGCATTGCCGGTCGCCAACGACCGACCGCCCGTGGGGCGGCCGTCGAGTATGTTGACGAGATCCTCTACGGCGCTTGAACAGTCGCCGATGCCCTTGGTCAGGTCCGCGATTCCGGTCTGCGAGTACCGGCCCGCCGGAACGTTGGCGAGTAGCGCCGCGTCACCGGGATAGGCACCGATCGGCGTCATGGACACACCGGTCGCACCGGCGGACGGGTAGGAGCCCCGGTCGTACTGGTTGTTCTGGTACTGCGGACCGAACACACCCTGCGCCGCGAGGACACCCATCAAACCGTGACCACCCTGAGTCGGGTTATAGGCCGAAATGGCCTGCAACTGACCCAACAACGGTGCCGCAGCGAGGTTCGCCACGAACTTCGTGATGTTCTCCGCGATCCCCGCCAAACCCTTCGAGATACCGAAATCCTGATCCAGCTGGGCGCCGATCTGCCCCAAATCCTTGGCATGCTGATCGGTTTGCTTCGTCAACTTCTCATACTGATTCGCCCGCGCATCCGACATGCGCATCTCGGCGGCCTGAAGGTCACGTTCCGCTTCGATCACATCGTTACGGGCCTTGAGCCGGTCCTCTTCGGTCGCCTCGGTGGACTGCTCCAACTGGGCTGCGCGGGCACGCTTCTCCGCCAGTTTGTGACGCGCATCCAGATACGACGATTCAGCGGAGAACACGGCAGCGTCCTGCGGCATGCCAGGAATCCCCGGAGGCAACGTCGTGTCATACGGCACCACAGGCGCATCCGGCAACTTCGGGCCAGACGACGACCCCGACGCGCCAGGAGGCGGCAGAATCGGGTCACCCGCAGGGCTGCCAGAAGCGGCCGATGACGAACGGCCGCGGCGTTCTGCTTGGGCGCCGGGGCCGCCACCAAGGCCGCCTGGCAGCAGGATGCCATCGACGGCGGGAGACATCGACGGGGCCGGGGGTCCGGCTGGCCCGATAGGGAGGCCGGTATCCGGGTCGCTGCCGAACCAGTCCCGGAACCGGTCTTCCCAGAACGGAAGTAGCGGAACCCAACCGGGGAACAGGCGGTCCTCCCCGTCGGGCTGGTCCTGAATCGGAAAGTTCGGGTACTTGTCCTCGATCAACGTTGTCAGCCACAGCGGCACAGCGATCCTCGACAGTGCTGCACTGATCCCCGCTGCGCCCTTCTCAGCCGATGCGGGAAGCGTCGTGGCGAGCATCGTGTTGATGCCACCCAACGCCGTGGCCAGCCACTCAACGCCCTTGATCGCCTTCCACGCGGCGAACGCGCCCACAACATCGCCGACGCCAATACCCAAATCGGACAGCACGCCAACAATTTTGGAGATGGCATTCCACAGGTCCTGCGCAGTCTCAGCGGCATCCCGGAACGCCTCTTTGATGCCGTCGCCGTGGGCAACGATCCACGCGTTCACATCATTCAACCGAGCCGTAAGCTGCGAGACAGCATCCTTCAGTTCGTTGGCGTCTTCGGTGGGCTTACCGAACACCGCCCCCAGGAAATTCGCCCCGATACGCGACAGCGCGAAATTCATGTTGTTAATCGCACCCTCAAGCGTGTCACCAGAAGCTTTCGCGAACCCGGCAGCGTTCTTCTCAACCGCCCGGATCAGCGTTTCGAGACCAACCTCACCCTTCTCCATCATCGACGCCAGCTCGGCGCCCGTGACGTTCAGCTCCTTCGCCAGCCACGACAACGGGATTCCCCGCAACTGATTGGACAGCTGATCCATGCTGACCTTGCCGGTGGCTGCGATTTGCAGGAACGCATCGCCAACACTTTGAAGGTCGGTGTTCAAATAGCCCGCCGCGTCCGCGACTGCTGTCATGAAGCGCTTGAGGTCACCCGTATTCGACGACAACGCAACGGTAGCCACATTGAACGCCTGATCCAGGCCAAACGCCGTCTGGTCAACAACATCGTTCACCGTCTTCATCACCGCGGCGACGTCGATGCCAGCCCGACCGGTCCCCTCAAGGGTCCGATTCAAGTTCTCCAGGCGCACACGAGACGCATCAAGCGACTTGTACCGCTCGAAACCCTTAAACAGGCTGACCGCAGCCACGCCGATGATGCCCGTCGCGGCGGCAGTGAACGCCGTGCCCAACGCACGGCCAGCCAAAGCGCCAGCCTTCGACGCCGCACCCTCATACCCCGACAACGCAGCCGAAAACCGGCCCGCCACAGGCAACGACGACGCAAGAGACGAACCAAACGACGAACCAAACCCCCGGCCCGCCGACACACCATTCGCCGCGAACCCATCCACAATGCGAGAACCCGCAGCCTTCGTCGCACGATCAACCTCACGCGACAACTGCTCACCAGCATTACGCCCAGCAGCAGCAGCCTCCTTGGTGACATTCTCACCAATCGCACGGCCAGCAGCCGAACCGCCACGAGCACCAGCCGCAGCCATCTCACGCTCAATGTTCTTCGCCGCCACCGCAGCAGCACGCTCATCAAGACGAGAAATAATGTCCACATAGATCGGCATCAGACACTCACCTCCCGTCACCAGCCGAACAGATCGGCCTCAACCTCACGCTGCAACTCGTGCGCCTCAACCGACGCTCTCGCTTTCGCCGCCCGATCAACCGGATCCTCAAAAGCGAACGGCTCATACGCCGCTTTACGGCTCTTCGACGCGTGGAACGACGCCCTGAACCGGGCAATCTCGTTATAGATCTCGGCCTCGATCAACTCCGACTCAGACCAGCGGCCACCACGAACAGCCCGCGCCACCGCACCATCAACCGGCGCGAAATCCACATACAACTCCCGAACGCGTTCTTCAGCGTTGTCCACGAACCGCACCCCGAACAGGTCCAGCAACTCCAAACTGGACAACCTGCCCTGATGCCAATCAGCGACACTCAGCCCGAAGAAGCGCCGCAGATCACTCGCTATCTGCCTCGGGTACAGTCTCCAAAACCACTGGGCTTCCATCACTTTTGGAGTCGGACTCAGCTCGCTCCGCGATCGTGAAGCCCTGCTCGGTCCATGCCCGCCACACATCACGGGCACCAGCAGGACGTCCGTTGATCTTCTTTGACCGCAACACCTCGTAGGAGTCCATGCCCAACACGACCTGAACGATCCGCACTTCACGCGGCGGCGACACACGCTTACCGCCCTTGAAGTACGGGGGGCCTTTCACCGCGCCGGGGCGGGTCTCCGCCGGCAGGACCATCTCGTTGCCGTCGCGGTCCTTCACCTTCTGTTCCGGGATGTACAGGTCAGGTTCCCGGTCATAGGTTTCGATCTCTTCGAGGTACGCCTCGTAGGCTTCCAGCGCGTCGTCGTCCAGCATCCGCAAGTTTGGGTGCGGCGGGATCGAGAGGGTGGTGCCGTCATCGAACCGCAGGACACGATCAGCGAACGGCGAGTCAAACTCGGTGGCCTGTTCACGCGCGGCGGCACCATTGTTTTCAGGTTTCTTCACAGACATCAGGGGCTTCCTTCAAAAAAGGTGATTCAGGGCTTGGGGGCTGGGGGGATTGGGCTGACTTTGTGTGTGGTGCCTGCCGGGTGGGTGCCAGCCCCAAACCAACCCACCCGGCAGGGGCTTTACCGGCTAGCTGCCGTCCGAGTACTGCGCGTCCCAGCCCGGGCCACCCATCCACACATAGAAATAGCCAGGAACCAAGGCGATCGTTCCCGCCGGATCAGGCCGCATGAAGTACTCATTCGGCAGCACCTTGTACGTCAGGTCCGCCGCGTCAGGATCGGTCTTGGAACGCTGCTTCGACGCCTGGTCGTCCAGCTTCACCGCCGGGTAACCCTCAGCACGGTAAATGAACCCGCCGGAAGTGCGGCGCGCGTACAGCAGCAGCAGCTGGTACTCCGCCGAGTCAGCGTCCAGCAGCGGACCCTCACCGTAGTCAGGGGTACCGGGAAGCGCGACCAGCGGATTACCGGCGTTGTCGCACAAAGGAAGTTCCGACTCCAGCCGGTGAATCAGCGGATCGGCCGTTCCGAGCGCCACGAACCGCACCGAGTACGACTTCTCCGTCACCTCAGAATCGACAGGGAACTTCGACTGCAACACCATCAGATCGTCAGAGGTGACATCCGGTTCACGTTCCGCGCCGCCATCTTCGGGGTTGCATCCGATATGCCACCAGCCCTCATTCGGGTCAGTGTTGTACTCGTACTTGCCGTTCACCTTCCGGCGGATGAACAGGTCGTCACGAAGCTTTCCGTCCTGCGCGAACGGAGACCACTTCACCGTCACGCAATCATCCTCGAACGGCGACATGTCCGTCGCGGCACCGCGGTTGTCACGAATGAACACCGCCTGCAGGCCGCCCCGCTCGATGAACGGCTTGTGAATGTCTGTGAATCCGCCGGCGGTCCAGTCGGTGCCGGTCAATGGCTGCGTCATAAGACGCTCCTCTCATGTTTGATAAGGGACCGGAATTGCGACTCCGGCGAACAAAAAAGGGACCTGGCACGACGCCCAGGCCCCTAAGGGGCTGAATCCTCAACTACGTGTACTGGATACCGATCTCGTAGCGGCCCACATGCCGCACCAGGTGGCCGTCGTCGTCATACTCGACGAGGATCGGTTTCATCAGCACACGCGCATAGTCGATACGCGCAACAACACCACCGCCGAGCGGTATCTCCACCAGCGGATCAGAGACAAGCTCCAACATCCGCTGATGCGTCAACTCGGCCTCATTCTCAGCGGCCTCATCAGACGCGGCGAACGTGTGCACCGACACGACAGCCGAATCGCTGCCCTCTTCGGGAACATCACGACCATCGACACGACGAACCACACGATGCGGCAACGGATCACCCGACAAACGGCGAGTAGAAACCTTCCCCAAAGGGGACAGCCACGCCACCAACACACGGTGGATACTCGGCGCTGAATCAGTCGCCATACGCGTTGCCGCCGAACTGTTTAGCTGTCTTCTGGGCAGGCGCGTACTCGTCGTTGTGCGCCGACCCGAACTCCACGAGATGCGCTTGCGGATCAGTCGCACCGACCTTCCCGCGACCCTTGTTCGTGGAACGTTCCGTCACCTGAACAGAATCACGGTAAGCGCCGGTGCCCACGGGAGAATTGTTCTTCCACGCGGCAACAACCTCGTCCATGAACTCGTTGACGCCCTCGTTCACCTCAGGCAGTTTGTCGAAATCATCAAGCCGCACACCGAACTTCGCCAAAGGGTTCTTCCTCGTTGGACCGTTAGCCACGATTCATCACACCTTCCGAAGTTCTGCCACCAAACCCGGCGCCCAACCGTGAAAACCCATGTTCCAGTCACGAACCGCAACCACATCGAACACATCTGACCCGTACCCCACACGGTCTTTCACCTTCACTGGTGAATCGGGCGGCAAGTACAGGTCAACATCGATCGTTTCGGTTTCCACAATCGAATACGTCCCCACCACCTGCACGTGCGGAGCAAGTTGGATCACTGGAACAGACACCCCGGAACCGAACTGGGGAACCGTGTTCCCCAAACCATCCGCCGAGTCACCGACGTGCGGATAGTGCGTCACCGTGTACGGAGTAGGGAACGTCACGGCATGTACCTGTCGGAACCCAGCGGGATGCTGTTCATCGATATGCGGTATGGCCGCAGACGCAGTTTGAGCGCGTTCGTAAGATACAAGTTTGACGAATCACCGCCCCACTTGAACGAGTACGGGCCAGCAGATGCGGTTGTGCCTTCGGGGTATGGCGATTGAGGTGCAGTGAGGGCGGTAGCGGCGATTTGCGCCACCACCCTCACCACAGCACCAGGAATCACGTCAGGAATCGACTCCCACCCGAGGTATCCGACAACGAGATCGGACGCCTCTTCGAGGAGAAGACCTGCACGAGTGGCTTCGTCCGGCGTCAGTTCACGCCCGAGAACCAACTTCAGGTCATCGATATCCGCCAGTGACATTCGCTATCGCCTTAGCTGCCATCCGGGACGACAGCGCCGACGGGCGTCTTGTTGTCGCCGACCGCGGTAGCGCCGTTGCCGAGCACGTACGCGAAGCGGGCCTTCAACCGGAGAGCGATCATGTCGCGCTCCGCCAGGTTGATCGAGCCCACCGTGGCCTGATCGAGGAACTTCACGGTGATGTCCTGACGGACACCGATGCGCACCCGAGACGAATCCACCACCAGAGCCTCAGCGACGCCAACGGGCCACGCCCCGTTGGCGTTGAAGTAGGTGCCGAACCCGTTGAACGACTCGTCACGGAAGATTGGGTTTCCATTGGCGTCACGCAGATTCGCAACGTCGAAACGGAATCCCAGGCTGGCGAGCAGGGTGTCGGGCATGTAACCCGCAGCCGCCACAGCCTTCGACGCACGGTTGATGCAGCCGATCAGGTCTTCCTCATTCGCCTCTCCGGGAACGATGGTGTAGTCCTGGCTGGCCGCGACGGCAGCCGGGAGCAGCGCTGGCGACACCCACGACGACGGCTTGTCCGTTCCGAAGAGGACGGCCTGATCGAGCTTCTTGCCGATCGCCTGTCCGCCGAGAGCAGCGATCTCCTCCAGCAGTGAGGTCGAGGCGTCATCGACCACGTTCTCGTGAACGGGGATGATGACCGCGACTTCCTCGGCAACCAGGGTCCGGTCGGCCCACGTCGCCTCTGAGGTGGGCTTCACGCCCTCGGGCTCGGTTGCGGACTCCGACACCCACGACGCGCCAGGCAAGGTCGCCAGGACGGGCAGGTGAGTGGTCTTGGTGCCCATGTTCACCGTCGGGAACGCCTGCAGAACAGTCGATCCCTTCTTCGCGGACGCCAGGAGGTCGTTCGCATAGGCCTCCTGAATGAGGGTCGCGACCTCGGAACGTGAAATGTCAGCCATGATGGCCTTCCTTTCATGGTTTTCCGCCGAGGCCGATCCTCGAACGGGTTTCGATGGTTGGGTTAACCGCCGGCCCGCATCCGACGCAGAGCTTCAGCTGCTGCTGCTTTCGGGTCCAGGTCTGCGGTCTCAGTGCCTGTTGTTCCTGATTTCAGGTTCTTTGCAGGCGGTTTGAGCTTTGGGGCTTGCTGTTGCAATTGCTGATCACGCCATGCGATCAGCTGATCAGCGGAGGCTTCCAGTTCCTCTTTGGTGCTACCCGTGAGGCTGGCCGCTGGGACGCCTTTCTCGGCCGCCACTGACGTCACGAGAAGGTCGCGTTCTGCCTTTTCCGCCCGTGAGCTGACTGATTGCAGCTGCTCGGTGAGCTTCTGCAACTCGGTCTTCTCGCCCTCGCGGATTTTGTCCAGCTCTTCGGCTTTCGACTTCAGGTCGTCGTAATCGGAGAACTTGCTTCGTTCGCGTGCGATTCGCTGCTGGATGATCCGATCGAACTCGTCCTGAGATGTGATTGGTTTGAACGAGTTCTGCTGTTCGTCCCCGTTTCCGGGTTGGGTTGTTGCGCCGTCTTCGACGGTGTTTTCAGCCTCTTCGGGCATGGTGATATAACCTCCGCGTTATTGGAGTGGCCCGACCATTTCTGATAGCGCAGGTCGTCCGCGCCTTCGCCTGAAGTGTCAGGCTGAAGTCATGCGCCGTAGAACGGCTTTCGTGTCGATCGCGCCGTGTGCGCCTTTCGTCTCTCCGTCCTCGCGGGCGGCGGTGACGGCGTTTTGGTAGTCGTCTTCCCATTTGTCCACATACGGTGGAGGCTCGTATGACTGGCCCGGGCGGACTGGGACGGCGATGCAGCGGCAGTGGTCGTGGTACTTGGTTGATGCCCCGGCTGATTCTCTGGACCAGTACACTGCGCCGCGTGTGGCGAGCATCCGGCAGAACGGGCATGCTGTAGCCGACGCGTAGCGTGCCCATCTGGTCCTAGCTGGAAATGGCGATCCAGCGGCGGCGATTTCGTTCTCTAGGTTGGCAAGAACTGTTTCCCGCGAGGCGTCGAACACCATCCGCTGTGTAGACCCTGCGAGCCGGTCCAGTGGAGAGGCTTCTCCGGGGGCGTGGAACGCCCACGACACCGTTTTCTGAATGCGGTCTTCTGGTATCGGTTCGATGACCGGTGACGCCTTATAGGGCAGCTGCGGCGCGGTTTCGGTGTACCACTGCGCTGTGACCATCGACGCTGCCGACAGTTGCGGAGCTACAAGTTCAGGCAACGCGGCAGAGACAATCTGCTCGAACTCCGCAATGTCAGAGTATGACCGCCACAGTTGCACGAGCTGAGCAGTGTTCAGCGTCGCCAAGTCCGATAGAACCTGCTGCAAAGCGTCGGCGTCACTCGGACTGGGCAACTGTCCTACCTGCTATATCCCCCACTTGGGGATCACGCTGAGCCGCCGCCGCTCCTTGCCTGATGCTCGACACCAGATCAACAACAGTGGACTGCTGAATTGAATCCTTGATCGCCTTGATCTGCTGCTGCGACAACCCAGGAACCAAATGCACCACATCCCGCAACTGCACACCAGCCGCGACAAGCTTCGTGATCCCATCGACGACAGCGCCGAACGCCCGCGCCTCAGTGTCCCGCCACACCACCTCAGCACCCGAATCAGCCGCAGTCTCCTCATCGCCATCAATCTCGGCAGCCAGACGTAAAACCTGCTCCCACGACTCACCGAAACTGTCCCGCTTAGCCTGCAACTTCCGCTGCTGATTCGCCTCCGCAGCCGCCAACGCTTCAGCGGACATATTCACCATCTTGCCCGTCACCTGAGCCGGGGAAATCTGCGCACGCATCGCGACATGCTGGATCATCTCGTCCAGAATGTCGTTGTACTGCCCTGTATCCGCAGCGGGAAGCGCCTTCGCGTCAACGTCTTCATCGTCAAACGCCCACACACGCTTAGCGGACGCCGCTAGAATCTCACTAGGCGATGCCGTCCACCCTGTGATCACCTTCTGGGGGAACGCCCCGAACCGCGAAACCACCAGACGATCAAAATTCACCGAATTGATCGCCTGCTGATCACGAATCAACGGTGCCACCTCGCCAACAATCGCACCGTCAGCATCACGACCATTGACGAACCGAACCACCGGGCACACACGCTCGCCACCATAAGTAGCGCCATGCGGCACTGGATCACCATCGACCACAACACTGATCGGATGAGAAGCGCTCCGAAGCGTCGGATCAGACTCCGACACCTCACCCAGATCAAGGTCATAGGCGAACTCGTCGTCATACAAGCGGCCCCGGCGACGCAACTTCGCATCAACCTGAGTGACCCACATCTCCAACGCATACTGAGGCCACTCATCAGCAACAGGATCGACATACGCCGTCAGAATCTGCTTCGGAGACCGCGGCGACAACACCGGGCCATTCGGGCCAGCAGTCACCGTCACGTACGACGCCCCGTACGTCAAGGCAGGAACATATACCGACGACTGGCGAGCATCCATCCGGTTCGCCTGCCAAATTCGCCACGCCGGATCGTTATCCTGCGCATCCGCAGACCGATACCCGGTCACCGACAGATTCTGGGCGAACGAATCTACAACCAAACCTAGAACGTTCTTCACTGACAGCCGAGCTAGATCTTTGATTTCCTGCTCCGCCGACTCCGGAACCTCTGGAACCCCACGGATACCCTTCGCGTAGTCGCCGATACGGTCCAGCCATGAACGCTCGGAGAGGTGAATCTGCCACATCGCGGCGATCACATCGCGTATCTCGCGATCATCAAGCATCGCAGCTACACCTCCCTTCCGTAGTTAGGTCACCAAAACCTCAGGCGAACGATGCGCCCCCAGAACTGCGCGGCTTCGACGTCACCGCCGCGTACACCGCCGCCGACATCGCTATCGCAGGGCCAATATCAAACGACTCAGCACGCGGCATCATCATCCACCCGCCGGACGGACGATCCTTACGCGTAGCCCCAAGCACCGCCACATCAAGCTCAGCCTGGCCGCCATGCGTCAAACGGCCCTGATCAACAAGACTCACCCACAACGCATTGCCAGCGACCGACTCGTTAGACGAATACACCGAAGACTTAAACTTCAGCTGCTTCAGCTTCTCGCCCAACGCTTTCGCCGCACCAACCGAATCATGCTTGATCGGCGTTTTCCGAGACGCATACGCGCGCAGGAAATCCACCGCCTCAACCTCAGACTGCGTGCCAAGAGCGATCTCGACATGCACCCCATCGTCGACACCAGACCAGCACGCAACAATCCAGAACCAACCAGACCTGGTTGCACTAACCCCGAACGCTGAAACGTCACCAAGATCGTCCACGTCGCAGCACAGCGACCGCCACTGATCGCCCGGAACAACCGACGAAACCTCGTTCGTCTTATCCCAAATCCCGAACACCTCACGGCGAACATCCTCCGGAGACATGTTCTCCACCAGACGCTCAATCGCCGACTTACCAACACGATGCCCGAACGACGGATTAGCCTCAGCCAACCGATCCCAGAAACCCGGCGCATCAATATCGGCCACAACGTCATCGGGAGACTCCGGAGCGAACTCCACATACACACCCTTGAACGGGCGGCGCTTCTTCTGCTCCAGCGCACGATCACGACGACGCTTGAACGCATCATGCACACCCAACGCAACCTCTTGCGGCCGCGGCGGCGTACCCATAAAGAACGCCAAACCAATCTCGGAGACGTTCATCGCGGCGAGCATGTCCGTCAGTGCCGACTCCTTCAAGTTCTGACACTCGTCATACACCTGAATATCAACTTCCGAGAAGCCACGACCGAAACCCTGAGCCCGGGCGCCGAACAAAATCCGTGACCCGTTCGCGAAGTGAACACCCCGATTGTCGTCAGACTGCACCACAGGATGCATAGGACGCATCTTCGGCCTGATCGCCGGCTTCTCCACAATCCCCGCGATCTTCGTCAACGTCTCCGATGACGTCCGATCATGATGCGAAGACCAAACCACCAACGTGCCCGGACGGGACAAACAGATCGCGATCAGCCCGACCATGATGCCCCAAGTTTTGCCGGCCTGCCGCGCGATACTCAACGTCACACCCATGACGTCGCACGCCAGCGTGCCGTCCTCACGCAAACCCAAGGCCGCGTACCAAATGTCTTCCTGCCAGCGATCAAACGCCACACCCATACCGGGGAGCTCTGGGGCAATCAGCTCGTAGTAGCGGGTATGTGAAATGTCATCCGGGACGAAGCACTGGCGAGCAATATCGACAAGCGGCGCAGGGTTAACCCGACTTCCGGAAGCGGTCGGCATCGAAAGCCACAACCTTGCCGGACTCCTTCGGAGCCGACTCCGACTCGGAGTTGAGCGCCTTCAACCGCAAAATCTCGGCCTTAGCACGCTCAATCTGCGTGTTCAGCTGCGAGCGGAGCTGCGGCATATCCTCAAACGCCTCAGCAAGCAGGCGATACCGAATCTTCGCCTCCGCCAGCTCATCACCAGCGGCCATCGCCTCATTCAAAGTGCTGTACTCAGCCATCACATATCCTCTCGGACCCGCCGGTTAACCGCCCGACGTCAGCGTGGCGCACCGACAACCCGGTGCAAGGTCTAGGCAAAGCGCGGATTCACGTACGACTTCCTCACCGCAGGCACAGCACGATCCCCGGACGACTTCGCGCGATTACACTGCCGACACACTGCCTGGCAGTTATCCAACCCATCCGAATCTTCCTGAGACCAGCCCAGTCGCGCGGCCTCAACAGAACTCACGATGTGGTCAACCTCGAACGACCGAGGATGAGGTGGGCGAGCGTCATAGTCGATAACCCCGCCAAGCGCCTGGCAATCAGCCGTTATCCGCAACGCGCACAACGCATCACCGTCACGCTGACGAACCTGAGCGCGGCGACGATTCCGAACAGTCGTGTTGGCGAACGGCACTACAACCTCCCTACCCCTGGGTCACACACACACTCGCCT